CGGAACTGTACATACGTCCCAGGCAGCACGCCTGAAGGGAATCGAACCCCCGCACATGGTACCGGAAACCACTGCTCTATCCACTGAGCTACAGGCGCGTATCTTGAAAATCAATCTTTTGAAACCTTTGTAAATACTGAAAAGCATTGATTTTACTGGCTTTAAAGCCACTTTATAAGAGATATTCAGTTATCAAACTTGATACCTAGTCGTGTTAGTTTATACCCTTTTCACCCTATTAAATTTAATTCATAAGGGGGAAATAAGGGGGAATATTTCATTTCCCGCATTGATAAGGGGGAAATAATTATTGCTTCATCCTTATCCGTATGCTATAATTTACTTAACACATAATTCATATTATCATAATTTTGGGAAAAAGTAAAGTTTTTTATTTTGTAAGTAAAATTAGTGTAAATTTGCACAACGGAGGGATGTATATGGCAAGAAGGGAAAAAGGTTCAGGATCATGGGATACTGTAACAAAGAATGACATTACATACTATAGGTACCGTAAGAAATATGATGGTATGACAAGCCGGAAAGAATTTGTAGGAAGGACAAAAGCTGATGTAAAACGCAAGATACAAGAATTTGAAGCTAAGAGTATGAGGGTTAACCAAAAAGATTATCGTAAGATGACTCTTGGGGAATGTATAGATAATATCCTGCAGACGTTGGAGCCGACTTTCAAGACAAATAACTATGCTACTCTTCAGTCTACAAATCGCTGCTATATTAAAACTAATCCGATTGCTGATGTCCAGATGGCTGCTATAGACAAGATTGTCATTCAAACATACTATACAAATATGTCGAAGAAATATTCTGAGAGTACTGTTAAAAAGACACGCACTCTTTTCAATATTGTTTTCGACTATCTTGTATCCTGTAACATCATCACAGAGAATCCTGCAAAAGGGATTAAGATGCCGCATAAGTCAAAATATGCAGTACAGAAGAAAGAACACTCTTTCTTATCTTTAGAAGAAGCTGAGAAGTTTTATAATACGGCTCTTATGAAAGCAGATTCTGCTTTGCCAGGCGTAAGGACAGGTGATTACATCTATGGACGTAATGCCAGGTTCTGTCTGTTAGTTCTTTATACTGGCATGCGTATAGGAGAAGCTTATGCTCTCACATGGAAAGATATAGATTTTAAGAATAATACCATTAACATAGATAAGACAATGGAGCGTATCAAAGTAGATGGCAAATATCAGTGGCTCATAGATACACCAAAGCGTCCTAAGTCAATCAGAGTCATTCCTCTGGCAAATCGTGCAAAGGAACAGCTGCTCTGGCTTAAAACTGTCTCTCCTGGCTTAAAAGCATCCGGAGATGATCACATATTCGTAACTGAAAATAATATTCCACCATCACAGTCAACTCTTACCAGGACGCTTAAAGCGATCCTCAAGAGAGCTGGCATCGAATCTAATGGCTTCGGCCTGCATGATCTTAGGCATTCGTTCGGATCTATGCTGCTGCAGAAAGGATGGGAACAGAACCAACCTGTAGATATCAAAGTAATATCAGAGATACTTGGACATGAAGATGTTTCCACAACTTATAACATATATATGCATATCATGAATAAACATAAATCAGAAGTCATAAATTTACTTGATTAAAAATAAGGGAGTTATATCATTTCGATATAGCTCCCATTTTTTAATATAAAAATATTGTTTTACGTATATTATCAGATATCCATTTAAGATACTTTTCTTTAGGAATTCTATATGTATTTCCTATTTTTATTTTAGGAAAAGAACTTAATTGAATAAGCTGATATGTTTTGTTACGTCCTATTTTTAGATGTTTTTGTATATCTGTTGGAGTTAACATTTCATCCATTCCATACTCCTTTTGATTATATGAGCCATATTTAAAGGACTCCATGAATAGCCTTTATTTGAAATTACATAATCTACTTCATCCTTAATACCATCAAATTGACCCACATCAGATAAATTCCTTCTATAAGACTCTTCTATATCATCACCACGTTCCAGAATTTTAATTAATCTATCCCTTCGAGGAACATCAATATAGAAAGATATAATATGCAAATCTTTGTTCTTCCTTAATTGTCTGAGCCCATGAGGAGTCAAGACAACTACTTTATCATCTGTACAGTCTTCTTTGGCTGTTCCATATTGCCAACCATTGTAAGAAGCATGTTCAGCAAAAAGATCTTTTTCTATCATATCATTAAATTGCTCTTCTGTAATAAAATGATATGTTTCTCCATCTACATCTTCTTTTCTCATAGGTCTAGTAGTATATGTAACTATTTTATTAAAACCTAAAGCAATAAGCTCTCTTTCAATAGAACTTTTACCTGATGCTGATTCTCCTACAAGTACTATCATTCTTTAGTCTCCTTTGTATAAGTAATTAACTCCTTAGCATAAGGAAGAGTTAAAATCCAGTCACAAAACTGATGCCATTCAGTTAATTTATGAGACTTCCTCTGAAAATACATAGAACGAAGATTCTCATAATTCAAACTGAGAGTTCTTGTCTGAAGCCATCCATTAGGCAACCAACGTACTAAAGCTTTCCAATAGCGTTTGTCTTTAGTCTCAAGATATTTCTGTCTATAATGCTCACACTGATTAATAATAGTTGTTGGGTCTTCAATCTCTGAATCGAAATCGTCTGTTTCAAAACATTCCAAAGTAATAGATGTACTAGCAAGTTTGTGCATTGTACTGGAACTATTAGCTACTGTTCCTACTTTGTATGTATCGTACTCTTTCCACCAATAAAGCGGTGCTGTAATAGTAACAGCTACAGAAATCTGTCTTAAAAATTTTCTATGCTCTGGTCCGGCACTGATAAGTCTCTGACATAAATCCATATCGTTTGGGCCAATAATATAATCCATCATATCACAGTTATAATCTTCGTATACAAAAGGACAATGATCGCATTCTTTATCAATACAATTAGTACTATCACTCTTACTATGAGACATTAACGGCAGTCTCATTCCATAAAGTGCTTCTTCAAAGTTATATACATGTGTTCTTTCAAATTTCATAGTTAAACCCTCCACTTTTTAATAGCTTTATTAAAAATTTCTATATCTATTTCTGGACCCATAATATTTATGTCAATATCTTTTGGTAATCCAAAAGATAAGACTCCCAGAATAGACTTTAAATCAATAACATATCTTCCGAACTGTGCATCAATATCACAATTTTTAAATCTATTGGCAATACTGACAATTTCTGTAGCATCTGTCGAATCATTTAGTCGAATTTTCATCTTTATCCTTTCTTTTTGTTAAATAGTATGATATAGTGTAGATGGTTGTTCTATACACTTCACTTGTACACAACCAACACACATTTTTCTTTAGAGGCACTCTATTCAGTGCCTCTATTTTTTATTTATCTGTACTTCCAAATCCACCATTACGAGTACCCTCAGTTTTATCATCTTCTGTAATTCCATAAGGTAAGAAAATCCCCTGACAGAAGCCATCACCTTTAGCTACTTTCATAGTTTTAACCCCTTCATTGGTAATTTTAACCATAATATGTCCTTCGTTATCTGAATAGAAATAATCACTGTCAATGATACCAACTGTATTTTCTAATCTTAGTCTATACTTAAATCCAAGGCCACTTCTCGGAAATAACATCAGAACCCAGTCATCATTCATTCCGCAACGGACACCAGTTGGAATCTTAATTGTCTCTCCAGGTTCTAACACAAATGACAATGGAGAATAGAAATCATAACCAGCGCTGCCTTTAGTCGCTCTCTGAGGAAGTTCAATAGGATAATACGCATCTTTAATTGCTTTATCAGTAATCATTGACGGTTTACCAAATGAATCTTTCCATGCTGCTTCAAACTGTTCATAAGATACTTTTTCAAATTTAGCTACTCTTTTCATTTACAAATCTCCTTTTTTAAATATTCAATATATTTGTCCCATTCACCTAATGAATGGATATATTCTTTAGTTTTTAAACATTTTTTCTTCATATCTTTTTTCAAATCAATTGTCCTATACTGCTTACTTTTTTGAAGTTTATTGGTCAAAAAAGCGTCAGTTACCCTAGAGATTAACAAGTAATCCTTGTTGTCCATAGAATCCAAAATAGCATTGTATTTTGCCAAATCTTCCTCAGGAATAGGGTAATCACATTTGGGTAAGTTCTTAGTCGAGAAAGGACTAATATCTGATCCCGCAGTTGCAGGCTTAAGAAAAGATGCTATGTATTCTAACTTACGAGCATGGAACTTAAATTCTATTTCTTTATCATTTTCCATGATGCTTCGTACAGTTCCTTCATCCTCAAGTGCTTTGTATAATTCTTCATAAGTCTTATATTCCGGTAAGCCAATATCATTAGCTATAGCTTTTAAAATATTGTGTCCTCTTCCTATAGATGGGATATAAGCTACAAGAGTAGAAAAACCATAATGATATATCTGAGCACCGCCATAACATTTAATATAAATATCATCAAAACTTGGATCTATTCCTCCAGAATCATCTCTGGGATAATCATTGGTACTTTGATCTATTGCAGCTTTTAGTCTGTAAGTACCTTTATATTTCATTAGATATTTTGCCATTTAAAAACCTCTTTAGAATCAGTTCCTTTCTTAAATCCAAAGAACGGAACATCTTCTTTAAAAATATAATCATCATTAATATAGTAACATGGATGCTCTTTTGTTTTTATAAAGAAGCATTCCTCTTGCGTTAACTCACAACAGTTAAATAAATAGCTTTCTCTATAATAATCACAATTGAGACAATTCATTAAATCACTGTCCTCTCATTTCCTTAGTAATTTCTTTATATATTGGATTGCAATCTTTATATTTACTTGATTGCAAAATTTCTAAGACCAATGTTTCTTTGTCTGTATTAAATCCAAGCGTAAATTTAGGAAATAATATACCTCCTGATACTCTAAATGGAGGACTAATTTTTACTGAATTAATCTTTTTTAGTCTTTTGATACAGTCGTGATATGAATATACTGGATTCACTTGATAATACTTTCTATTTCTCCAATCCATTAAATCCTTGCCTCCATATTTATAAAATCTATAATCTCACCATTGTCTTTCTTCTCTTCCATATCCTTTATAGCATCTTCAATTGAATCAAATTTACAAGTGCAAATGTGTCCTTTTGTAAGATTTACGAAAGAATATGTATGGTCTAATTTATTCATCATAATAGACACAACTACATTATCTTTTTCTCTTATAACTAAATATATATTATCCTTCATCTTTTAAACTCCTCTGCTAAGATTTCAAATTCCACATCCACATTATCACGTAACTTTAACTCATTAATAATGGTAATAAAAACGCCCATAAACACCATGGAGATTCTGTAATTTTCATACCTATTATTACTGTTACTGCAGTTGAAATCCATGCTATTGCTTTTGCAAATTCCATATCCTAATTCTCCTTCAATACCATAATTACTGCATCACAGATACCAATAATTCTTTGAAATTTTTCATCCTTCATACAAGCATTTGCGCTAGATATCTCATATCCATTTTTCGCAAGCTCTTTTATTTCAGACATCCATTCTACAACAATATTACTGCCAGATTTTTCTTTAAGCTGATTTTCAGCATACATTCTTTCTTTATAAATAACTTCTTTATCAATCATTGTTAATATTCCTCATAGTCAGTCTCATCACTGATATTTAATTTATGTTTCTCAGCTTCATGTACTTTATTCAATGCGACTTTTTTACTATCAAATACTACTTCTCCTACAGTATTAAATCCTAAGAGATACTCATGTTTATCTCTTTTATCCATACCTACAAAGTAGGTGTCTGTGACTGTACGAACAGTCAAATCACAGACATCATAGATACCTACTGTAGGGAAAATTCTTGTATAATAGAGCTTGTCACCTTTCTCTATTACTTTCATTAATCACATTTACTCCATCCACAATTCTTGCAAGTGTTACAGCCACCTTCAAAGACTAATTCTCCACCGCACTGAGGGCATTTCGCCTTAGAAACTGGTACAATCTTAGGTGTAATAACTTCTAATTCTTTTTCTTCAACATCTGAAAAACCTACTTCATCCATCATCTCTTCATACATTTCAAGAAGAGCATTTCCAATAGCTACAGGGCAACTGCTGCCTTTAGATGTATCGTGTTTAGTAGCTGTTCTAACCGCATATGATGGACAGGTACCAGAAGATTTTAACTGATCTACTATGGAATAAACATCAATTCCGCCTCTAGCTGCCAAAGAAATCATTCTCGAAAGTCCAATCATAAAATTATTACACCCACCGGAAGACCCTTTACTGAAATAAGTTTCAAGTAACTGGCCATTGTCTGGATCAAAGAAAGCTTCACAATGGAGTGTTCCACAACCTGTCCTAAGAGTTCTCTTTTTGCCAATGCAGTTATCATCTGCTTTGATGATCATTCCTCTTTCTAATCTGTGAGGTTTTTCTACAATATCTTCTACATTCTCTTTAATAGTAAGAATACCTGCACGTTTACATCCATCTCTAAAGATAGTTACACCTTTTAATCCTGCATCCCATGCAGTCATGTATAACCCTTCCACCTGTTCAACTGTAAAATCATTTGGAACATTAACAGTAGAACTGATAGATGCATCAATGTGTGACTGCCAAATACTTTGCATATAGATTCTGTTCTTATAATCCAGTGTCTGAGCTGTTACAAAGTAATCTGGTAATTCAGAATCATCTTTTAATCCATGTTTATCCATATATTCTTTTACAATTGGAGTGTAGACTTTATAATATTCATCATGACCTTTAAGAGACTCTGTTTTTCTTGTATAGTAGTTTGCAAAAATAGGTTCAATACCACCAGACACACCAAGCATAGTTGAAAGAGATCCAGTTGGTGCAATTGTAAGTAACTGAGAGTTTCTAAGTCCAAATGATTCTACTAATTCTTTTGTTTCACCTAATGCATTTTTACTATAAAACGCTGATTGTTCTACCGCTTCTGGTTTATATTTAGGATATACACCATATTCTTTTGCTAACACAGCAGATGTTTTAATTGCCATATCTGCCATAGTATGTCCAATCATGTCGCATAAATCAATGGCTTCTGGACTACCATATTTAATTCCCAGTTTAATAAGCAAATCGGCAAGACCAAAGATTCCAAGTCCAATCTGTCTCCAATCATATACAGATTCTCTTTGTTCTTTTAATGGATGGAGTGGAAGTCCTTCATCTAATACTTCATTTAATGCAATAACAGACGATTTGACACAATGCTTAAAACTCTCAAAATCAAATCCTGTATCACATGCAAATTCAGCTAGGTTAATGCTACCAAGAAGGCATGAACCTCCCGCTGGCAAAGGTTCTTCTGCGCATGGATTTGTTCCTGCATATTCAAACTCATCATCACAACTAAGTAAATTCCAGTTATTGATTCTGTCCCAGAAAAGCATTCCAGGTTCAGCATAATCCCAGTTCATTTCACACATTTTATGAAACATTTCATATGCATCAATTTCTTTAGTGATGGTTTCTCCTGTTTCTAACCTAGTAAATGATAAAGTAAATGGAGTTTTATTCTTTACCGCAGCCATAAACTTGTCTGTAATTCTAATAGAAATATTAGCTTTTGTGACTCTATCAAGGTCTGATTTAATACCAATAAACTCTTCTAAGTCTGGATGCTCACATGAAAGACTAAGCATTAAAGCTCCTCTACGTCCCGCTTGCCCGATTAATCCAGTAACCATAGAATATAAGTCCATAAATGATACAGAACCAGTTGTTTCTTTAGCGGCATTATTGACCTTTGCACCTCTTGGAGATAATTTACTAATATCAACTCCACATCCACCACCATAGCTATATGTACGAGCAAGTTTTTTAGCGCAGTCAAAGATACTTTCAATATTGTCTTCCGGTGGTTCAATTACATAGCAATTACTGAGACTAATTTTACGTCCTTTATTCTCAAGACCTCTATTAGCAAGAATGCGACCTCCAAATAAGAACTTTTTCTCTTTAATTAAATTAGCAATTTCTGAATTTCCACCAGATACACGATTAATCCACTCATCAAAAGTTTCATTTTCATATCTGTATTTTCTTTCCCAAATATCTTGTCCTAATTGATTCTCTGTTCCTAACCATTCCTGTACTGTCATACACATTCTCCTTAATCGTAATAATTAATAATATAATCAACAGCTTCTTCAAGAGTATCAAACACTACATCACAATCTTCAGGAAGCCATTCATATACATTCTGTTTCCCAAATCCAATAACAGGTATCCCTTTATCAACTGCATATTGTAATTCCTGTCCAGTTCCCACAGAATTTTCAGTATTATTAAGGTTTACTAAAATCAAATCACTATTGGCGATGAGATACTTTATATAGAAATTTTTTGTCTGCTTGGCTGTAATAGATTTAGAGCCATCTCTAGGAAAATACTCTGTTGGATCATATAAGTGATATGCAATAAGATCTAAATACTTTTGTGCTAAAATAAATCTCTCAAAAGCTTCATTCCTCCAAGATGTCCCTTCATCAACTAATCCTTTGCAAGCACCAGCTAAATAAATATTTAATCTTTTCATTTTATTCCTCCATCATATATTTAATAAACAAAGCTGCATCATCAGGGTTCTCACAATGCAATTCAAGAGTATCTAATAAAGTGTCCCCTGACTGTACCAAAGCAGTTAAAACAAATCTGCATAACTGACTGTTAAGGACAATATTGTCACCTTCCGGTGAGACAATATCTACTCTTCCTTTACATTTATCTACTACTTTAAAAAATGATTCAAAATCTTTAATTCTATTAATTTTCACTCTTGTCCTCCTTATCTTTTATAAACAACTGAAAATCATTAACTTCACAACAAGCTGCTTTATATAGAGTAGCCATAGAAAATACTTCTCCTGGCTGGAATCTATCTACTTCTTTGTATCTATAACAGGATTCTTTTTTAGGACAATCCACTAACTCTCCTGCACAGAAAGTAATATCGTGACTAAACGCCATAATACCCGCCTCCCATCGGTTCATTAATAAATTCATCTATTGATCTATAGTCTTTAAGCATAGCAATTGCTCTACATAAGATGCCTTCTATTTCACAATATTGAGCACTATCAGCAATATCTGATAATCTATCAATCACCTGTGTAATTGTCATATTCTTATATGATGGCTCTTTGTATTCATCCATATTTATACCTCCTAAAAATCAAATTTCTTGTTACATAATTCATCTAAATCATCCATAAGATAAGTTTGTCTATGGATAATCTGTTCTTTAGTAATTGCGTATTGCAGAGCCTTAGTCTGAGCACATAGTATAAATTTTTTACTGGCTCTAGTAATCATGGTGTATAAGAGTTCTTTATTAAGCATAATAAACATTGAAAAGTCTATTCCTCCAATAACTGTATCAAACTGACTTCCTTGAGCTGAATGACAAGTTATTGCATATCCAAGCTCTATATAAGGAGCATGTGATTTAGGTACTTCTACATAGCCAATTCCTTGAAAATCTATCAGGATATAGTCATTTTTTATATCTTTTATGATGCCTAAGTTTCCATTAAAGATATCTACAACTGAACCATCAGAATTAATTATCTGGTACTTATTCAGTTTGTTTATAACTTTATCTCCTACTTTTAATACCCATTGAACTACTCCGCTTTTCATAATTTTGTATTGCTTTTTTGATTTGGGATTATATATCTGTTGAGCTATATGATTTAAAGAAGCTACTGAAGACACTCCTTGTCTACAAGGAACAATGATTTGCACATTCAGAATAGATTTAGCATGTTTGATTTCTTCTTTAAAATACTGCACTATATTATGATATGTATTAGATTTATCAGTATAGCAATTAAGAATCATGTCCTGAAGTTCACCTCTTGTTTCTTCTCCAGTCCACCCATCAGAAGTTAATTGTTTTCCTTGTCTCACTCGAATACTTTCAGTAATAATCGCTGATTTCTGAGCTTGTCTATGAATTTTATCAAGGAAAATTGAAGATATATATTTAGATTCAAGCATATCAGCAGCTACTGCACAGGAACCTATAGATTCTAGCTGCCCCACATCTCCAATAAAGATTACTTTTGTTCCAGTAGCACACGCTTTCAGTAATTGCTTAAAAAGATAACCATCAATCATAGACATTTCGTCCACTACAATAATGTCATAATCTAAAGGATCATACTCATAGTCAAATGGTGTTCTTGGGTCTCCATATTTGAGTTTGAGTAACTTATGAATTGTTTGACTTTCTTTACCAGAAGCTTCACTAATTCTCGCCGCAGCTCTTCCGGCTAAAGCTACTGTTACACTTTTATAATCTTGCAGGATAGTAAGAATACCATCAATAATACTCGTCTTACCTGTTCCGCCGTAACCGGAGATACAGCATAACTGATTATCGAGAACCATTTTAATACCCTCAAGCTGTTGCTCTGTATAATCCCATCCTTGAGCTTTTTCTTTCTTTTTAATTATCTCTAGCCAGTTACTATACTTAAATTTATTAGGGGCATTTTTTAATCTTACTAAATGTTCAGCTATCGAATATTCTAAGTCATAATACCATTTCAATCCTATCTTAGTTTTTTCTTTATTCCATACAATCATTTGGGAATCTTGTAAATCATGTATCGCTTCAGCGATATTCAAATCAGGTACTTCTTCTCCTATTTTATCTATTAACTCTTGCATGATTTCTTCTGAATAACTAAATGATTTTCCATTCTCTCCTTGATTCCTTAGAAACATTTTAATACAAGTTTCAATCCGATCTATGCCATAAGGATCAGCTCCATTCTGCAGTGCTATATCATCGGCTGTTTTCCAACCTATCCCTCTTATGATTGTCAAATCATATGGATGATTTTTTACTACATCAACAGCTTTATCTACGTCTTCATGATAGTATTTGATAATCTTTTCTATCAATTTATCACTAATGGAGTACCTAGCTAAATCAATATACGCTTTGTGTTTATCATAGGTATCATTAAATCTCTCAATCCACTTAGTAGCTACGTTAGGGCCACATCCTTTAATTTTTGTAAGTTCTTTTACGTTCCCTTCTTTTAAAGCTAAGTAAGGATTATCTAAAGTCTCATACATTCTTTGTACATGTTTGGGGAATAGTTTGCAGAGAATATATTTTTGACCTCTAATATCAGTTTCAGCTAAATCATTATTCATAGAGCTTTCAAGAATACTAATTTGCTCTCCCCAGGTGGGGCTGTAGTCCATTTCACCTTTTATGTCGTAAACTTTTCCTATAATAGGCGTATGAATATTTCCTTTAATACAATATCTCATGCCTTTTGTAAGATTTCCTACAGTTATTTCTCTCACTGTTGCATAAAATATGCCCCAGTGAGTAGAATCATTATAGTATTTTTGCTCTTCTAAAAGACCTTTGAACTGTACCTGTTCAACTACAGTTTCTATTATTCTTCACCAACTTTCTTTCTATCTGTTTGAGCCAATATTGTTCCATCATTGTAAATTTCCTCAATTCTATTAGTTGTATGAGTATAAACAGTGTCTGCATATTTCGTGACAACAAATTGATCCTCACGCCTATAACCACAAACAATAATTTTAGAACCTCTTTTAAACCAAGACTCTTCCAGAACTTTTTTCTTGCCTGCAGGTGTCTGTTCAGAAATTCTTTTATTATAATAACTATACTGACCTTTGTTATATTTACAGGTTACGACACTATGGTTAGTCAGCAACGTCACCAAATGTTTATTATTATCAGAGTCTAAAACAGTTCCAGCTAAGCGAAATATTTTATATTTAGGAAAATGTTTAATTTCTCCTCTAACTCTTCTTGTGGTATAATCATATACTTCAGGAATCTCTGGGAGTGAATTATAATCAACCACTCCATACTTTGGCTCATTCAAATTCCACAACTCATGCCGATCCGGGTAATAGCTTAATGATTCCATATCCCATTGTTCTAATGATCCAGATGCATAAGATTCCATTGTTGAGTCAAGTTTTTTCTGGTTATATAATTGAAGTGTCTCAGGTAAAGCCATATAATCTTTCAATGGTTGGATAAGAGCATCCCATTCTTTATTAAAGAGCTTCTCTGAAATAATTACTCCATCCTCCTTTGTACCCACAATACATGTATTAAAGTGCTCCATCAAAAATTCTGTACCTCTTTCATCAAGAGCAAAATATCTGTCATGATATCCTTTTTTAGGTACCTTTTTTCCTTCATCTATTATATTTTTTAAAAAGAAACTCTCATGTAAAGCATACGCTTTGAAATTCTTGATTCTAATCATTGTTTCCATCTCTTTTGGGAAGATGTCATATTCTAATGCTGAGTTAAACTGTTGCATAGTCAGCTTATCTGTAGGCGTGAATACATTACGAGAAAGAAACTTTTTCATTGTTTCCATGCGATCTGGAGAATCAAGTTCATTGAAACAACCAGCTTTAATTAGAATAATCATTTTAGCAGTACCAATAATCTTAGTGTCTACCATACGTTTACAGAAATCTTCAAATGAACCATAAGGCTGGTGCTCCACAATGGCACGAGCTATATCATCACCTATTCCACAAAGTCCTTTAAAAGAGAAAATAATACGATTGTTCTTTTCATCTGGGACAAAAGAAAACTTTGCTTCATTGATAAGAGGTCTGTCTACTATGATTGAACGCTGCTTAAAATTGGCTATTGCTTTCGCAATTTTCCCATATTGAGTGGACTTATTATCATCAAGCTCTTCGTTGGCTCCGGCATTGATAATTAAACATGCTGTATTCCAATAGATAATTGGATAGTGATATCCTAAATTCAACTCTTGCAAACCAATACAGGAATAAGGGAAAGTGTGGTTTTTAGAAAATGAATCGGTGTACCGCTACTTTCGTAGTATTTGTTCGGACTAGACTATCTCTTGAGTGACTGTATTAAATAAATCTTTGTCCACATATTCCCATTTAAACCCGCCAGCTGAGTCTCTATTCCCTCTACATACTTCTCCTATATTTTGTTGAGGAATGTTTGTAATCTCACCAGCAATTTTTATACTTCGAAAAATACTCAAAATATTATTTTCATCATCAAGCAATGCTACAGGTCTTAGTGCTTTTTCAACTGACTTTTTCTGATTTAATGCTGTTGATATTTTCCGTTTTTTACTATCTTTATTAATCAAACCTGTACGAGAGGCATGAAGCATATTTTCTTTTCTGTCAACCCATTCCAAATTTCCGTCTTCATAATTATTTTCTTTGGTCCCTGCAAAATTGAAATCTTTCCTATGTCCATCTTTATGATTTACTTCCGGTAAATTTCGAGGATTCGGCAAAAAAGCTTTTGCTACAACCCTATGAGTCAAATCTCTTTCTGTTCCAAAACTTACTCTCGTATATCCGTTATTTGCTTTATGAGGATGAAATATTTTTTCAGTATAATGCTTGGTTCTTCCTAAACTATCTGTAATATCTCGTTCTAATCTTTTAATGTCTCCATAATTGGATACTTGATATTTTCCTTCCCATCCTTCAATATCCTTCCATTCTTCCATCGTAACCTCCAGAGCACAGTCACCCTATCCTTGCGCTTCCCAATGTGCTAATCTCATCAGTACTAATAGTCGTTACACCCGATTTAACTTGGCACGGTATTGGCATTATCAGCGTCCACCGTTAGCCCGTAAAAAGTACGGACACCGTTTTTGCATACGTTCACAAGGTTTTACTTGAGCCGTATTCAACCCAAGCTGCTTTCCTATAACTTCTTTCCAGATATAGTTCAGCAGATTCTCTGAAGTTCCAATCTCTTTGCCATGTTCAAAGAACATCTTTTTCATAGCTTCCTGCAGTTTTTCATCTTTTTTAGCAATACCTTTTCTTAACTTATTACTCTGTGTAACATTGAATCCTGAAATATGATCATCCATAGAAATTTCCATTACAATTTCCTGTGTATCTCCTACTCCATATACAGGTAATAGATATTTCTCTAATATTTTTATTTCACTTTCTGTCAAACGGTACTCATCTCTCATGCATTTGTACCATTCATTAATATCATTCTTATACCTAATATAAGTGTCAATGGGCTGTTCAGCGCCTTCTCCTGATACCATAAGTCTCATAATTGAGTTCGCAGTTGCAAGCTCTACTAAGGAATGGGGTTTGATTCGTTTAGCTGCCTGAAGCCCAACTGCAGTATCAAACTGAAAGAGATCTGTCACATCATTCTTTGCAACCATATCCCACATTTCTTTAGTATCATAATCAAGTACATCTGGATGTAAATATTTATTATATGTAGCTCTCAGTGATCCTTGCCATTTCATATATCCCGCATCAATTAGCAAATTCATACAAGTTCTAATCTTATCTAATGCCTGAATGGTTAAGAAATCCATTTTAAGACCAGAACAATAATCAGAATCTTTCATATTAAATTGAGTGATATAAATACCGTTTGGAGCTTTCATCCTAGCATTGTGAGCCAAAAAATCTTCATTAAACAAATATACTGCTGAAGCATGTATACTTCTTCCACATATAAGCCCTTCAATAGTCATAGCCGTTTCTAAAAGTTTGTCGTATTTTTTGACTTCATTTGCAAATTCAGTTTGTCTCTGACGTTCTTTCTCTTCGTTCCCATAAAGACAATCATGCAAACTCCAAGTTTGACCTCTGGTAACAGGGATAAGATTAGATAAATACTGAGTGATATCTGAATCTAAGCCTAATCCTCTACCAGCAGTAATAATAGCTGATTTACTACCTTCTGTTTTAAAAGTACTACAATTAAGTACTTTTCTTTCACCTCTGCGACGTTTCACAGCTTCAATGATTTTTACTCTTCTATCTTGCTGTGTGTCGATATCTACGTCACTGAGTTCAACTTTTTCATGGGAAATATGTCTCCAATGAGGCAGTCCCCACTGTAAAGGATTCATCTGAGTAATGCCAATGAGATACATTGTAAACATTCCTGTTACTGAACCTCTGGCTACACCCACTAAAGAATCTCCTTCTTCCCACATAATATTAACCAACTCAAGTGTTGATATATAATAGGAAGAAATACTTGTACCAAGCTTTTCAGTAACAAGCCACATTTCTTTTAATTCAACTTCAATTCTATCTAAAGTCTCAAAAAATTTTACTTTACCGAAAGTAGTATAAGGAATCTTTTCATAATATCCATCTTCTATCAGTTTTAATAAATATCTATCATAAACATTATCACTATGAGCGAATTTAGATATGTATTCATAGCGATCATAATAATTGCCAAAGAAATCACTTAACTCAAAATCAGGGATGTCAGCTCCAGGAACAATAGTTGGACAATACAAATCATACTCTTCAACCTTCTCACCAATCTCCAGAGAACACTTCAATGCATCTTCCACTTCTTCATACCCAAGATAATCCATCCTCTGATGAATTTGCTCATTGGTCATCATCCAAGTTGATTCATAGAAATCACCTAACTCTCTTTCTTCATCATCGCGACTATTAAGATAAGCAGCATGAATTTCTCTATCCTCTTGTTTCAAATAGTGGACATCACAGGCAATAGTAGCTTTTATTCCTAATTGATGCTTTAATTTTACAATCTCTCGATTCAACTTTATCTGTTCTTCTGACAGTCCCGGTTGCATTTCCAAGTAAAAATCTTTACCAAATAACTGCTGGTTCCAGAGAAGAAAATCCATATAATTTTCTCCTGCTAATAGAGACTTGCCTAATTCTCCTCCTAAACATGCTGTCGTTGAAATCAGATGTCCAGGATTAGATTTAACTACATGTTCCAGATCACTTTTCAATGTAGGAACACGTTCCATCCTTCCTGTATAAAAACTGTTGTCCCATGCTAATGAACTAAGTTCTCTTAACTGCTTATGCCCTATTTCATCTTTAGCCAGAAGAATATAATGATAAAATGGAGAATCACAAGACTTCTTTCCATCTTCTGATATATTTAATTTGTCAACTAAATATATTTCATTACCAAGTATTCCTTTGAAATCTTCCGGCAGTTCACCGGAAGACTTCATGGATTTAATTGTTTGAATAAATCTCACATGACCAGATACAGACTCATGGTCAGTGATAGCAACTCCTGAAAGTCCAAGAGATGCAGCTTGTTTTATTAATTGAGGTACTTTTACGATGCAGTCCAACATACGAAGCTGACTAAATTCTGTATGCGCATGTGTCTCTATTCTCACTAGAACACCAACTTTCTCTTAGTTTCTTTCTTTATTTCTTGTCCATAAGGATTAAGTACTGCAAATGATTTTTTCTCAGGTGTCCATAAGCTATGATACTGACATAGACCAGAAAACTTAGGATCAGCATTTGGGGAAGTGCTGTGGAATGGACACCAGTAGCATAATGGAGTTGGTTTGGGAGGATACTCGCCTTTAATTTCCATTTCATCCATTTCATTTAACACCTTGTCCAGTTTCTTAATTCCTCTGTTAAGATAGCCTTTGGTACATACACCTTCGTCAGCTCCTTGAATAGCATCTATAAGAATAAAATCATACACATGGTCTGTTGCAGGCTGTCCATATAAATGAATACATGCCAGATCATAAATTACATGTTGCATAGGTGTTTTTATATCTGCATCTCTAAACACGGCCTTTGAGGATTTATAGTCAGTAATCCTTAGCTGCTCTTTTGCATTCTTATCCACTCTATCAATAAAACCATGTATAATAACTCTGTCGTCATATACAAATTCAAATCTCTGTTCTACTGCTACGGGAGTCCACTCTTTACTATCAATCCTAGATGGCAATACTTTGTTATAAAAGATATCCATCTTTTCTGAATAGTTCATACCTGACTTACTATCAGCAGTAAAAAACTCATCAAAATATTTCTTTTTGAGGTCTTTTATACCGAGAATGTGATTATCCGACTTCTCATCAGTCTCTAAATAGCCCTCTTCTGTAATGCTTTTAAGATAGTCATAATCTACTGTCTTACCTTCCATTATCATTCTTCCTTTAAGCTCTAATGCCTTATGTAAAATAGAACCAATTTCCATAGGAAGAGACGATTTCTTTGAAAAGTTTTTGTCTATATACTTTAATTTGTGGCTCAGTGGACAGTGATCAAAGTTACTCTCTTTACTGTAGGAGAGATAAGGTAACCCCTTATCCTCCTCAGTTACTTGTCGGATTTTCTGACTGATTTCAGTCAATTAATGCCTTTCTATACATAATACGTTCCCTCCAACGTGATATCTTCCATAGTTATTTCTACTTTGTCATCAAGCAGTTTTAATAATGTTTCTTTGCCTTTATCTGTAGGCGCATCCTTATAATCTAACACCCCATCTTTATCCCATAAGATTGATACTTTACAATATGGAATAATCGGACGTATTTTCTTAAATAATTTATTTTTGTACAGCTCACCGTCCCATCCATACGGATCCTTATATTCTTTGTCAAAACCAAGAATTAATTCTTCTATCTTCAAATAATCGAGTAGCAATTTGATTTGTTCATCTGAAATTTCACTGCCACATACAGCTAAAGAAAAGTCATCATCACCAAAATACGAATGATTTTGCATAACTCCTTTCTCAGACTCAAGTAGTAAACATTTCCTACAAGTCTTAATCTTATTCTGGTTAATATGAATACCATAAAGATTATGTGATAACTTGTGGCTTAGAAATTTTCCTTCTATATTAAGAGGTACATATTTTCCAATGTTCTCTACGTCTTCTTCATCGAGATATCTTCCTCTTATACCAATAAGATTTTGATGTCTATCTCTATGAGGAATAACTATTTGATTTGTATTACCCCAATAAGATATTTCAAATGTAGATAACGTCTCTCTGGAAATATGGTCGTTTAAAAACACTTCATGAGGAGTATATTCAAACATTTCTAATACATGCTCATCTATAGGTTCACAGTCTATAATGTCTGTAGATTTGTTTTTCCCAAACTTCTTGAGCCACGACATATCACATATATGTTTTGGTCTCTCAATATGTTCAACAGCTTTCATATCTATTTGATTAGCAATATAAGATACCGCCTGATACCAAGTATAAGTAATCCCTTGTACTCTTTTAGCTCTGATTACTAATTCAAAAATAGAGAATGATTCGCTACATGAGGTGTAGCAATGAAATGTTCTTCCAGAATACTGATCTGTAGGTTCATGATAGTAATAAAGCTTATAACTATCGCCACCATGACAGATTGTTTGAAAGATAAGATTCCCAGATGAGTCTGTTCTATATCCTTTTGATCCTAAATCGGTAACTATCTTGATTACCTGTTCCTTTGTAAGAGCCTTTAATATTGCATTTTTATCATAGTAAGGCATCAGTACACCTAAAAATCAAATGGCATTGATCCCAATAAAGTACTCGTAGCTTCTTGTTGCTCATCATCAGTAATCTGGATATCATCAAGGCTCTCAGAATGTTCCTCAATTACTTTCTCAATTTGAGCTACAGCCACTTCAGTTTCGATCAGGTTATAATAGTTGTCTGTAATAAATAAATCTTTAGTTCTACCAGTAGAGAGATCAGCATATTGCCATAAACGGATTTTTGTCAGTTTTCCTCTTCGTACTTTATATATGTGTCTTACAAGATTGGGTATCGGTACTCCATACATATTGTGCATAAGTTTCTTTACACACTCTAACTCTGCACTTGTTGGTCTCAGTGAAATTTCACCTAAGTCAATTCTATCTGCTAGAGATTTTGCACCTCTTAACATTGTTTCGTCTTTAATCTGACTATCTTTGTATGTACCATTTAACTGAGTCATTGTTAGAATAAAGATATCCAATTTCATAGCCAAATTCTTAAGAGTGTCCATGAATAAGAACAAAGTCTGATCTTCTCTCAATTTCATTCCTTTACTCATAGAAGCAACTTCAGCAATTAATTTAGCTGACATATGTATATAATCGAATACGAAATAATGACATCCTTTTTCTCTCTTATAAGTTTTAATGATATTTGATATATCTTCTATACCAAAATCATTAATAATTTCTATATATAAAGGATAAGTAGCAATATATTCAATAGCTTTATCTACTCGTTCTTCCTCATCTCCTTCATAGTCTCCATCAAGAATCTTGTTCTCTGGTACTCCGGAAACGTATGCCATAATGATAGTCTGTACTTCGTCTTCCTCTAACTCAGTAGAGATGAATAGAGATGGTTCCTCACACCCAGTGTAAATCCATTCTTTTTTATCTGTATCATAGAAATAAGGGATTGAAATATTACAGATATCTGCCAATGCAGTCCTTGTCTTTCCTCCACCAGAATCAGCAGAACGAAGATAGACCTTTTTAAGTCTCGCCCCTCTAGCAATAGTAGTCATCATAGGACTCTGTAAAGGTATTCCAAACTCTGGTTCTTCTTTCAATCTTTCTTTCAGTTCTTTCATTCCCTTACCGGCAAGCTGACCCCTTCTCGAAGAATCCATTCCATAGAGCATTTTTGCTTTCGTAATGAGCAGATCCTCTTCTTCCAGAATCATATCATTTATTGAAGTTGCATCTAATTTAGCTGCTTGCTGTTCTTGTCTGCTAGGATCAATGATTGTTTGATCATAGATGTTCCTTATGTCTACTCCACATGAATCCCAGTATCTTAAAAGACTAAATTTCTTCAAACGTTCCAGGTAGTAACTAAAATTTTCCAATTCAGCCAAACGAATGGCATCGTCACAATAATCAATTCCTTGATTATCGTTGAAAATTTTATATTGTTTCTCATATCTTGAAAGAAAACTATCTATAGCAAATGTATCTATAATCTCTACCCCTTGGTTGTAGAGATTATACACACATGAAAATAATATTGCGTAAAATTGTTCTTCTTCAAAGTCATACTGTGTAAGTGTGTATTCTTCCAAAAGGGAAGGTTTCTTCATAATACATCCTAAACATTGAAGAGTGGCGTGTTTGTCAATTAACATATTCACTCCCCTATTTTGCTTATATCAATCAAATCTACATTTTTCTTTTTAGGCGATACTTTTATATGCTTCTTTTTATAAATCTTATCCAAATCTACTTTTGAAGGTTCTATACTGTCTAGCTGTGCATAAAATGCCTGAGCTTGGTCATAATACCAAGGAATTAATCCAACAATGTCACTATCTTCATCTTTCCTGGCTTCTAATCCAACTATAGAAAAACAATATTCTAAAGTCTGTTCCATTCCTTCCCAAGTAAATCCTTCATACATTTTTTTGTATTTATAAGCCATTGCTGAACTTTTCGCTGTGCATTTACCCTGTATTTGCTCCACTTTACTAAAGAATTTTTCTGCTGCCTGGGCTTCACTTTCTGGAACTGCTTCAGGGATTTCAGGGAGAGCACTTTGTTTCAGCGCTCTCTCATATTGTTCCCTTTGCTTTTTTGTCAGCTTATCATTGTCAATCTTTTCTTTTTCTTTCTTGATTTTTTTATCAAGACAAGCTTTATGATAGTATCTGGTTTTTATATGAATAGCTTTCGAAGCAAGTACATTCTTATGACATACCGGGCAAATGTACATTGCCCTTGGCATTACGCCACTCCTAATTCAGCACAAGCATCCTTAATATCTTCAAGAATAATACTCATAGCCTCAGTCTGCTTTTTAGTACACTGAGATACTTTCTTCCCAACACCAAGAGTCTGCTCTACAATATCTGTCAATGTTTCCATATGATCTGAGGCAGCTAGTTTACCTCCCCAAAGGGCAATCTCTTCCTGAAGCTGTTCAAAGGACATTGTTTCTTTTTCTTCATACATAGACTGCTGCTCATCATAGGATACTGATTTAATACCGTCAGCTTCTTCCTGTTTAGTGATTGCATCAGAAATTGCTTTCTCTAAATTATCTGCTGTAAACTCTTCAATTTTAGTTACCATGAAATCATATCTTGAACGAGCGAAGAACTTATCTGTCTGTGCAAAATAAGCAGAAGATTTAATTACATGTCCATCTTCATCTACGCCATTTGGCTCAAGGTAAGCCACTACGTCACAATTATCTACAATTGGTTTAATACAGCGCTTGTCTCCCTTAGGCTGAATAAAGCCATCTTTTTCGTCTGCATGCGCAACGAATACCACTGTATACCCGGAAGTTACTAATTTCTGAATCTGTTCCCAATAAATACGTTCATAAATCTGATAAAGATTTACTTTGCTGTTTTCATTGGCTCCAAGAGAAATGCATCCTCCACCATATGTGTCACATACGAATTTCTGGCAAAACAGAGAGGAAGCATATACTTCATCAATAACAATAGTGGAATAAATCTCTTTAGCTCTTTCTACTGTTTTAGGATCAGTAAGTTCTTTGATGTACTTAGTGAACATTCTCCAGTTGTTAATCATTTTATGTTTAACTCCTGCCTGAGCACCTAAACCATTCTCACACATGAAGAACAAAGCATTCTTCATCTTTGCGCAATTATAAGTTTTTCCCGTATTGTTTGTGCCATAAAGCATAATTACTTTTCCTTCAAGGCCATGTGCTACAACGCTTACTTCTGGTTCAAAAATACTATCTGTCATATGTAATCTCCTTTAATTTTACTATTTATATTTTTACAAACTTGTTTATAGATTAAAAATTAGGAAGTTTTGGTCTAGCTTTAGTTGTTGCAGCAGAGGTTGCTGTCTCTGGCTGTTTAGCTTTTGCTTTCTCTTCCTCTAAGCGAACTTCTCTATCAGTAATTGCCTGAGAAATTGCACCAATGTCATATGGTTCTGGAGTTGGTGTTTCACTATCCTCGCCGTAAGCATCAGAAGCATTTGTAATAATCATCTCATTTTTATAGATCGTTTTCTTCTCAAATCTTGGTTTACCAATTTTTACAGGAATTTCTTTTGTGATTTCTGCACGACTATTTACAATATCACCATAGAACTTAACAGTCTGATTTGGTGCATAGTCATCTAAAATTGCTTCTGCAATTCCATCTTCTGCTGGAGCAACTAAAGTCATTGGTTCAATTCCTGAATAAGTAGGAACCCATCCTTTTACGATAGCACGACCTGTCTCTTCACCTTTATTCTCACCAGATGTATAAAGTTCCGGTGTAATAGAAGCAATTGCCATTTCTACTTCAAACCAAGCACGAGGCTCAAATTTCTCTGGATCTCCATCATAACGGTTAAAAAACATTGTCTGGTAAGAGACACCTACATGCACCTGTTTGTCTTTTCCGACATAGGAGCGAGGTCTGATCTGACCATTCGTAACAGTTACTCTTGTAGCTGCATCTTTACCAACTTTGGCAATAGACTGATATTCTCTCATTACAGTTTCAATGCCTGCATAACAGCCATTATCTGTGCCATCATTCTTTTTCTCATTGACATATACTCTGAATGTTACAAAATTAATGTCTCCTGTCTGTACTGTAATGTCACCACTAATGACTTTTTTACCATCTCTTACTGATTCTTCCAGTGTGTTTTCGCTTACAATACCAACTACTTCTACTTTTGTGTCTGCCTGTCTTAAATTTGTTTTTTCACTCATAAATAATGTCTCCTCTTATAAATAATATTGTTTGGTATATTGATAAGCGTTCATGATTGAACGACTTATTCACTAAATCTCATGCTAACTCTATCTAAATATTCTTCATCTGACGGATTAGCGAATCTAATAACTGTATATATGCCTTTGCATTCTGGGCATCTATTATTTTTTCTTTCATTCCATTCAAATACTGAAGCACAACGAGTGCACTGGCATAATGTTGTTCGTGTTTCCATCTCATGCCTCCTCTTCAAAGATGCTTCCGCTAATACCTAAGGCTTCAGCAAGTAGTGTTTTCAGAGGTTCTGATGGATTCTGATCATTCAACCATCCTAAATAACTATCTGGAATTTCAGAGAGTGGTTCTCCCTTATGTTTGCCGAATGGCATAAGATATGTTTCTGGTGTAGGTTTGAATTCTTTCATCAGTTCATCTACTTCAGTTTCATCAAAAGATACTGTTAAATCTTTTCTTGATGCTAAATAATCTGCTAAGTGAACTATCATCTGACCTTTTGTTTCTGGTAATGGCAGCTCATCTTTACTTCTTTTATCTGTGTTCCATTCACCCATATGTGAGGCGCAACAGTCTGCAATATAATCCAATTCTTCATCTGGCAACCATTCAAATCCTTTATAGGATTTTATTCTCTCAGCTATAAGTAACGGGTGTTTAAAAAGAGTATATTGACTGCCATTACGCCCAAGTTTTTCATCATCATGATTCATAATAGCTGTTCGTAGCATATCTCTTTCTCTTGATGTAAACTGACTCTTGATACAATCAATTGACAGCATATGATTTAAGAATCTAGTTGCCCCTTTTACATGTTTAGCAAGTCCCATAAAACCAACTGTATAATCAGGGTGATATTTGTTAGTACTTGAAGCAGATACTTGCCAGAAATATGTAGGCGCAGTATCTAGTAATTCAATACAAAATTCTTGAATATCATCATTTTCAAATACTTCTAATTCTTCCTTAAAAAATCTCTCTGCTAATGTCATACAGTTTCCTCCTCAATAATTTCTTGCGCCTCTTCCATATCCGGTGTATCAGAGGAATCTTTTATCAATCCTTCAAGGACCTTGAAAGTGAAATTCTTATGTTTATAAGCCTTAAAGCTACTTCTATTATCAATTCTTACAACTACACCTTCTCTAACATGTGTCGCCCCTATTGGATCAGGCCCATCATAGTATTTTTCTACACGCTCCATAAGATCTTCTTTAGTAGTAAACAGGAATTTATCAAATTCAGGTACATGTTTAACTCCTAAACGATCACACCAATTCTTTACTTCTTCCCATGGAATCTCTGTAATAATCCCATCTTCATTGGTCATAGTCATTCTATAAACATAAATATCAGAAGTACCAGGAGTACACCCATAAGAGAACACTGTTTCACCACCGTAAAGCTTCTTAACTTCTTTATCTTTAATTTTAGTGTTGGAACAGGTTCCCATAATGGTCTGCTCTGTACCATCAACCCACCCTACGATTTCATAAAACACTTCCATTCCTTTTGGCAGTCTGTCAATAAAGTAGTCATGATATTTTTGTCTAAATTTATCATTCCCATAGTAACCGCCTTCAAATGTATTGAGTACAACTCTTCTTGTTCCAGTAACTATTTTCCATTCTTTGATAACAGGAGCCGGTCTACAAAAAAGTTTCTGTAGTAGAGTCTTTTTCTTAGTAGTTACTTCTATTGCATTTGCTGTTCGACCAGATGTGCCATGCATTTTCAAAGTAATGTAACAAGTATCTCCTGGTTTAAAGGCATTTAAGTTATATGCTAACTGTTCTGTATCAGCATGTTCTTTAAAATAAGGAAATTTGTTTTTTAAATTTGGAGTTTTTACTTTCGGACCATTGTTAGATTTTTTATGATTTGATCTTGGAATATATTTTTTACAGATAACTGTCCCATCAAGTACAGTAATTTGATCTCCTAAAGATAATTTATTTATATCAGTCCATTTACTAAGAGATTCTACTGGTAAAACCAATCCTTCTGATTTTTCACCTCGCAGTCTCATAGCTTTAATGTTTCGTTTTACAGGATCAAGATATCCACCTGTAGTTGTTCCATCTTCATTTTTAATACGCAGTAAATTGTTTTCTTTTGCAAATTCTTCTCCTAGCTGACCATCAACCGGGAAAAATACAACTTTCTGCCCTTCGTAATAACTTAAATCAACAATAACCGTATTTCCAAAAACGGTACCAAGCTGGAGCCTATCAGCATTGCTGTGTTTACGAAGTTGCTTAAGCTCAGTAATGTAAGCACAATACATTAAGTATTGAATACCTCTTTCTCACTCATAATTCTCTTGCACAGATCAATTACATCTGTGTTGCCTCCTTTTACTTCGTTATATATTTTAGTAACACCATAAAGTTTTCCTATATGGAATCCTTTGTTATATGTATCAATAATTTTCTTTTTCATCTTTTTTCTAGTTATAAACACGTAGCTCCTCCTGTTATTTCTTCTAAAGTTCTAGGAGTATAATTCAGCAGCATTGCTCCGACATTATACATTTTACATGGTGTATTATATAGATTTTCCATTTCATACTTTGTTCTTTGCATCATATTGTTTTCAAAACCTGTATGTACATGTCCATATAAATGATACCAACCATAGTAATGATTCTTAAAACAAGGAATCGGATAATGACAAAGAATAATACTCTCTTTTGGATTAAGGTATAGTTCTTTATAATCAACTATTTCTACAAATAAATTCTGTAAATCTTTGTTTTTCAGAATCTTATTATCATGATTTCCTTTTATTAAATGAATCCTACCATTTAACTGACTATAATACTCCAATGTTTTAGTTGAGCCATACCAACTAATATCTCCCAAAAGATAAACATCATCATCTAAGCCAACTACTGAATTCCAATTATTTTTAATAGTTTCATCGTTCTCTTCTATTGTCTTAAATGGTCTAGCATCGAATGCCAATGCATTTGTGTGACCGATATGTAAGTCTGAAATATAATAATTCATAAACTACTCACCACAACACTAAGTATATCAATAACGCCAACAATTAGTAATACTATATAAAATCTTGTTCCATGTATCCCTATTGATGAACAATAAGCTCCTAGAATACCCCAGCATAGAATATTTAAAATTGATAAAAATGTTTTCATAGCTCACCTACCCAATCTTCATAAATATTATCTGCATGTGCTTCAATATCATCATGTAATGTCTCTTCTGGGTAATCAATAAGAGATTCTATTACATAAGAATCCATAACTAAACTTGATACTTTACTGTCTGACAACTGATATTTTGTTTTTAATGTATCTTTCAAAGCTTCAATATAAGTTTTGGCACTTTTCGTAAGTTTTAATGTATCCGTCATCGTTCTACTCCTGTAATTTTCGTGCTGAATAACAAATTTCTTTATATTTCATAACTGCATCATACACTTCATCTGGAATTATATTTTTATATTGTTTGACGACAATTTCTATAATTTTCTTTTTAGCAATGTTATATGAATTACTTGCTTCCTCTTCTGACTCGAAACGTCCCAAATAAATTTTTTCTCCATTAACTCCATTGCAACTTGCTATATATGCTCCGGACTTTATTTTTTGTACTCCTAAAGCATAATTACCTCTATCATTTTTTCTATCTAGCACAATTGTATTTAATCTATGGGGTAATAACAAACAGGTGTCGGGACTATATATTTTATTTCCAATAACTTTTATATCTTTGTCCAATTCAAGTGAGTCGCCCTTTGATAAGATATATTTATGTTCGCTGTACCATTTTGCAAAATTTTGATAATTTTTCCATTCGTCGCATACATAGCAATCAATATAATTTTGATTTTTAATATATTTATCGCTATAACATCTTGTTAACATAGATCCCCATTTTGTATATTCTTCTGTATGAGAAACACCAACTTTAGTTTTAAAAGGACCATAACCTCTATAACCAACACCTAAATAAGTGGGAATATTATAGTTTATAATATTTCCTTTTTTGAAATATTGATAATAAGTGTGTCTCACAATAATTCCATCTTCGAATTGGATATCAATATCGTGGACATTTTTATATCTAATAATTTGCATCTTTAATCCTTGTTTATTAATATTTTCTTCTCCGGTTCGGTCTATTTTTTGCATAGTTAATTCACCCTTATAATCTGTTCATACAAACAAATATCCTTATCAGAAACTGCAAGATTTTGATGATAATGTCCAAAAATATTTTTTCTATAATCAACATTACACCTTATTTCTTCCAAATAATCAGTTAGCTTATCCGGTTTATATAATCCATGTGATAATAATGCTGCTGTAGAAGAAGCTGTACAATGTGTCAGGATAAAATCTACCTTATTATTATGTTTTGCCAGATTCTCTATGCCCTCATCCATCTCTTCTTGATTGGGCATTTCTCGCTCCCACCATGAAATGTGATTGATGCGGTACATTTTATCCGGATCATCCCTCCATTCTTTTACTCTTGGATCGTCAATCTCTAATACTCCATCTGAAATATCATGACTGGCAGCTCCGCCAAAAGTAAAAAATTTTAAATCGTCTATATCAAATACTTGTCCTCTCATAAGATGAATTACTGATGGCTTAATAAAATGTACCTTACCACCATGCCATTCTTCTACCGGATAAGCATCTAATATATCGTAACATTCATGATTACCATCAATAAAGAGTGTAGTAAAGTTTCTCTCTTCAAGCCAATTCAGATACCACCTTTGCTGAGGTGAATCTCTCCATATCCCAAAATCTCCAAGAACAATTACATAATCTTCTTTAGTCATCTCTCTTTGTTCCGGGAACGAGTCCATATTTAATCTATGGATCCAACCCCCATGTGTATCACCCGTAATCCAAATTATTTCCACCACCTCCAACAATATGTAGCAAATGAAAATCCTACAAGAATCATGAAATATGCTATAGGTATCGCAAAGAACATTTTCATAATTGAAATTAGTAAAATACACAGGTTTAATTTTTTATCTGCAATCATGTTTAATATTGTTACTACTGGCAAAAGCATTAACTTCCAACCACTACATATAGCTCCAATTACTCCACATATAGCAGAAATCCATCCCATGGTTTGCTTAATCACTTAATTCCTCCTAAACTATCAATCCATTGTTTTACCTTGCCATTATCGTATGTTTTTGTAATCAATACGGCAGACACTGTTTGCCCTATTCTTCCATGATATTTACGATATGTACTTTCATCATTAAGTGAATATTCAGTTCCGTTATAATTTACCGTAATTTCATATTCAGCATAATCAGTTCGAAATTGCGGAACATGATTAACCATACCTGTAAAACGGGTTTCTTTAGGTTTATAATATTCATTTACAACTGTGACCTTCACACTTTCCTCTTTTTTATCAATGCATTTAGCGCAACCAGTTAATGTTGAAATACTTATCAATAGAACTCCTAAAATACTTAATACTTTCTTTTTCATAAACTCTCTCCTACATTTGTAGTTAAGGTCCAATCCTTCTGAGTTGTCCCATAGGGGTAAGAACTAAATGTTATAGTATTATCCTCAGTAGTTTCAGTTCTAGTTGTCTCCTCAATAAGATGGCCTTCTTTATCATATTTTTTAGTTGTCTCCGTAATCGTAGTTTTTATCATTGTACTCTCCTTATATTGACAAACCACCTCACCTAAAGTACAATACTATTGATCCCAGGTCTGTACCGGGTGAGGATCTTCTGAATGGGTAATGTGATATGGGATTGTATCACACATTATTTTTGAAGGAGGTGTTGCCTATGGCAGCAGATATCATAACTATACTTACTTGCTTTGGGCCAACATTACAATTCGTAGTTGTTAACGTTATCCTCACCCTACGCAGCCACCTCTTTATACTGACGCAAAATCCCTACACTACCGTCAGTGTGGTATATGTCCACAGTTCTCACTATACGTTACCCTCATTATTAATTATTTATTTTCAACAGTTGCTACATTGCCTGATGTTAATTCTCCTGCGTCAACAATTGTTGCAGCATTTCCACCTTGTACCTTCGGCACATCACCATTCCACTTATCAATCTTCTGTTTCTCAATAAGTTCTGGAGTAAGTGACTCAGCGATCTTTTTATTTGCTTCTGCTTCAGCATCCGCTTTAATTCTTGTAGCTTCAGCTTTACCTTCCGCAGTGATTTTCGCCTGTTCAGCTTCAATAGCGGCTTTCTCTTTATCCTGCTCCGCTGCGATGAGAGCAACTTCCTTATCTTTATCTGCCTGTACCTTTGCAGTCTTAGCTTCAATATTTGCAAGTTCCAGTTCCTGCTGTGCATTTACCTTCTTCTGAATAGCAGCCTGAGTTTCATCATCTGTAGAAATTGAAGTAAAGTTTACAGTATCAATGATGATTCCATATGGCTCAAATTTCTTTTTCAAGTATTTGTCAAGTGCTTCATTCAGTTCCTGGCGTTTATCACCAAATACATCTGTTACCGGATACTTAGCAGTTACTTCCTGTGTCCACGCTTTCATCTTTGGTTTAATGAAAGTATTTTTTACACTTTCTCCGGACTGACCTTTAAATCTTGTAAATACATCAGCAACTTGATCCTGATCGAATTTATAAGAGAATTCCAAATCAACAAGAAGCTGTTTCCCATCTGCGGTAGGAGTTTTAAAACTCTCATCTTTTGGTGAATCACCTTTATCTTCTGAAGTCAGATAAGACTGTTCAATACCAATTGAATACAGTGATGTTTTTACTGTAGGTGAAATCAAATTCCATCCCTGTGAAAGAGTATCTTTTGAAATTCCACCGTTCATCTTGTATTCTACAGCTACATAACCAGCAGGAACTCTTACTGTGCACTTTGCTACACAAATTAATCCTGCTGCAATTATTACTGCTAATCCAACCCCACCTAAAAAACCTTTTTTCTTTTTCATTACTCATTCTCCTTATCTTTTTCTTTATTTTCTTCTCTGTTTATTTCGTCTACTGCATCTTTCCAAATTCTATGCAAGAATCGTCCGAATGGATAAAACAATGCAGATAATAGGAACCATAAAACTACAGCTCCAACCAATATTAAAAATACAAATACTGGATTCATACTCTCTCCTTTATAATTCAATACCTTCCATAACAGCCCTAGCTTCTAAGATAGCTAAATAGCTTGCCATAGCATCAATCTGAATATTATAAGTACTTCTTGGGCATGTTGGTTCAAAACTAAGAGTTCCATTGTCCCATTTAAAGAGCATAGACTGTAAACCTCTGAATCTAAGCATTAACTGGTAATATTCAGCTTTGAATCTTTCTTTATAATCTGGGCTAACCATCATTTCTGTTGTTTCTTTTAATGTTTTTACCATGTTATTTGTCTCCTTTATATTCTTTAATATCAATTACAAATGTCCAAGCGAAAAAAGCTACTAGCATTAAACTAAATAAATTTTTATAAGTAATAAGGTCTACCAATGATACTGCTATAAAAATAGCATCAAGAATGATAAAAAATATGTTAAGTTTCATTTAATTCATCTCTCACTCTCATAAGTATCTTCCCAAGCCTATTTTCTCCAACTCCATCTACAGTTCCCCAAATAGTATCTCCCCAAGTATTACCCTCTTCCAAATATTCATCTCCTGTAGCAAGTAATTTTTCCTTAAGGTCTGGATTCTGAGTGAATTTAGCCAGTACGATTTCATACATTACTTTATCTTTCACTTCTTCCCAATCTGATCTCAAATCAATCTTTCTACCTGCTGCCTTTGCTTCTGATGGGCTAGCTTGAGAGAATAACTGAAATTTTAGTCTACGATTTTTTGTTTTCTGTGCTTGAAAAGCTGCTTCATTATTTGTATAGTCCCATCCGTTATAACTTACCGGGGCCATATAAAAGTTACTTAAAAAGTAATAATCTCCAGTAAAACTATTAATCATTTTTCTCCTTCCTAATAATCACTACAAGTTACTGTCAAACTTACAAATCCATCATTTTGCTCAAAAGATGTAATAAACTCATCTTTTACCAATTCTTCTACTATATCTCTGTCAGTTATTTTTGCTCCAATTAATTTAGGATCAGTCAAGTCGTATTCAGCTTCTACAGTGATCACTCTTTTTGTTGGTGCCAAAATTTCCTTTTCACATGCGTCATCAATTGGTTTATTTAATATTCGTTTTCCTCTTTGCGTAATATCACCTCCATATTTTATTTCATTGTTTAACCTCCTTAAGTGTAGGTGAGGAATTGAACCCCACCTTAACCTTTTGTTACTACACTTATTTTCTCTTCCCTACAAAGAATCCAACTAAGAAACAGGTTAATAAGCATACTACAAACACGCCTATATTTAACACTATCATTTTATTTGCCTTTCTTTGTTTTCAGTTCCTGCAACTTTTTATTAATTTCATCATCTTTCATTTTCTTATCCAGACGCTGTTTTTGCACAATAGTAGAACTTTCATAAACGATCCTAGCTCCATCAGCAGCCTCTTTTTGCTTTTTAACTCCGTCACGTACTTTCTCTAGCATCTTTTCCTCTTCACTAGAAGATACTCCCGGTGTTACATTAAAAGCTTTTGATGCCTGAGCTGTTTCCAGAGTTAAAACTGCACTTTCTTTTTCTGCTTTTAAATCATTAAGCTGTTGCTGTAGTACTTCTACTTTTTCTTTCTGCACATCAGCATTCTCTTTCCATTCTTTTAATGTATTTTTAATAAAATCAATCTTATCATTCAGCTCCTGTTGTTCTTTTAAGTAGACTTTTGCTGCTTCGTCATCTCCTCGATCCACACAAGCATTTACATTTACATCTGCTTTCATGGCATCTTTCTTCAAATGGAACAGGTCATCTTCATAATTGGAAATCTTACCAAGCATCTGTTGATATCTTACATTTTCCTGCTGAAGTTCATCTTCTTTCTTTTCAATAGCGGCATTATAATATGCTTTAGCTCCTTCAGGTGTAGACGCATCTTTCTGAATAGCTTCGTTTGCCGTGCCAGATGCTCTTATCCTTACTCTCTTTCCAATTTTACTATTAAAAAAGAAACAAAGTCCTACGAGTACTAAAATAACAATTATAATAATTGCTCCAGCTGTAATATTCATTAGTCTCTCCCCTCATCAATATCAAGCCCAAAGTTTTTAAACAGTTCTGTCATACCTCCTACATAGCCGGAACCTAATGCCTGGAATTTGAATCCATCTCCGTAACGGTATAATTTACCCATTTCTACTGCATTCAATTTTTCAAAGTTTTCATTCTCAGACAGATCATATTCATACTTATCACCATCTGGATTGTCGTAATCACAAATTGTCATAATTGCATTGGAGACCATTCCAAAATTCTGCATACGCTGTAAGGCCCTAAAAATTGTTAAGCAGATAGTAAATTCTGTTTTATCTTTCGGGAAAGTATCAGCATGCACAATGAAATATTCGTCATAATGCTTTCCATTGAAAATCATTCCCTGAGAATCGTCACCAGTTTTATTGTCTCCTGAATAATCTACCCAAGGATATGCAGAGCCATCTTCATAGGTTTTATAGTTTACTAAATCTTCTGGGTATACTACTTTGCGACTTGAATCTGTTAAAAATCCATTGATATCAAAGTCAATATCTGCTTCACCAGCATAACGGTTCTGATCCCAATTGACTCCAATGAAGAAGTTCTTAATACCTGTACCATCCTCTTTTACCATACTAATTTTCTGGTTTTTACTCATGTTGATTACTGCCATATCTCTTTATCTCCTTTTTATTTATTATTCAGCCAGTCTTTATACTGACGAAGAATCTCTGTATATAACTGTTCATCAGACATTTTATTCATGTCTTTTACTGCTGTAAAACCGGTGTTGTCATGTTTTCTACCTTTCATATCATCAAGAGATTTCAAATAGTCAAAATCTTCATCTCCAATTCCTATGAACTGCACGAAGATGTTGTACTCTGAAAGCTCTTTAATAGCTGCATTGGTGGCAAAAGTATCACTGTTCTCACCATCTGTAATAAAGATGATAAATGCTGGAATCTCACTTGGCTCGATATCTTTATAATATGTAACCATTTCTTTCAATACAGGAGCATAATTAGTACCACCCATATACATATGAGCTTTTTTCATAACATTTTTAACATAGCTACTATAATTATCAGCGTTAGCAGCTTTTAAGCGCTCTGCTCCATTTGAGAACAGCCAACTCTCAAGTTCTCCATTATCGTCAAATCTTAGAGCAATAGGCAACAAACGAGAAATGGTTTCCTGTACAGATCCATTATCATACAGCCAATCCATACTTCCTGAATAATCCATTGCAAGAGCTACTCTAGCCGTATGTTTTGTCATATCAATCTTGCTTCCCTTAGACATATCAATAAGTACTTTGCCAAGATTTTCATTGTGCTTAGACATATCAATTGTCTGTAACTTTTCTTCATATACAGGTTGCTGAGTTACAGCAGAAGATAACTCTACTGCTGCTTCCTCATCTTTTTTTCCGAATAATTTTCCCAAAAATCCCATTTTACTTACTTCCTTTCTTACAAATTGCTTTTCTAATCCAATCTACAGGCACAACCATAAATGCTGTCATAAGGACTACAATCCACTGTTTAACATCCATTGGAGTTGTCTGTACTAGATTTCCTACAAAGTTACACAAAACTACAGTCATTGCAAAAATACCCAATGCGATATACATAAATAATTTGTTATTTTTAATTCCTTTGAAAAGATTTATACTATCTGTTCTAATAGTGAATCCATTAAATACTGCCATTAGACACAATAAAGCGAATCTCGCTGTCATAGCCGAAAGTTTTGTTGCAAACATATTTCCAACTGGACCAAATGTAATTACACCAAATAAAGCAATAAATACAATTGAACTTAATGCAATTCTCCCTTTCGCTCCACGGATAAATAATCCGGATCCTTTCATGATAGGCTCTTCATTCATATATTCTTCTTTTGGCGGTTCTCCACCAAAGCTTAATGAGTTAAGTGAATCCATGATGATATTTACAATAAGGATCTGAACTGCTGCTAATAGAGCAGAGCCACCAGAAATAATTGGAAATACCATACTTAAGATCAACAACGAAATATTGATAGGCAGCTGGAATTCAAGGAACATCATAATGTTATGCATAAATGTTCTACCAAGTTCGACTGCTTTTACTACACTTGCAAAATTATTGTCCGTCAAAACAATGTCTGCTGCTTCTTTTGCTACATCAGATCCGTCTTGCATTCCAAAGCCTACATCTGCTTTCTTTAATGCAGGAGCATCGTTCACACCATCACCTGTCATTGCTACAGACATTCCAATTTCTTGCGCTAATGTTACAAGACGAAGTTTCGTATTCGGTGAGCATCTGGAAATTACTCTTAACTGTGGAATAATTTCTTTTACTTTTACATCTGACATTGCCTCAAACTCATCATTAGTAACTGCTAAGTCTCCAGGCTTATAAATGCCAGCTTCCATAGCAACAGCCTTAGCCGTCTCCATGCAATCACCAGTAATTTCAATTACCTGAATTCCAGCTTTATGAGCAATTTTTACTGCTTCTGGAACTTCATTCCTAACCGGGTCAACAACTCCAATGACTCCAAGGAAATTCATTTCATCAGGGAGACCATCATCAGCTTTATCTGAGATAGTCAATGCAATACACCTCATTGCTTTCTCTGTTAATCCCTTAATATGACTTTTCAAAGCTTTTCGTTTTTCTTCTGTTAGCTCAGTTACATTGCCATCATTATCGAGATAAGTTTTGCATTTCTCAATCAGTTTTTCTGGTGCACCCTTATAAACAGTAAAATCATTTGCTCCATTACTTAAAGTAATTGCAGAGAATTTATTTTCACTACTAAATGGAACACGTTTCTTTATGATAGCTTTATTCTGTATTTTTTGTGCATCTTCAGGAGAAAGCATATCAAGCACTGCTCGATCAATCGAATTACCACCAGTGATGTTTCCATTAGAGTCAAACACTGCGCTATTGTTCATGCAAATGTTTAAATCAATTAGCTCGTTGAGCGAACTTTCCTTATTAAAAATATCCTGACAGTTACCGTTAATCATAACTGTAGAGGTCATTTCACCTGTTGTGAGAGTTCCTGTCTTATCCGTACAAATTAAATTAACATACGCCAATTCAGGAATTTTACCAGTATTCTTCGCAAGAATATTGAATTTTTCCATTGTCGATACATTCTGTTTAGTTACAAGTTTTACAATGAGTGGCAGACCTTCCGGTACAGCCGCAACAATAATTGTCAATGCATTTGAGACATTCTGTGCTACCTTCTGAATACTTTCAAGAATACTTCCTAAGAAATACTGACTTAAGCTTCCAGCATTTAAGATACCTGTAATTGTCATAATTACAAATGCTAATGCTGCCGCAATTGTTCCCCATTTTGAAATAAAATCACACAAATGATCCAGAGCAATATCAAGAGCTGTCTTAGGAGGCTCTAAAGTCTGCATTTTGACAAGAGTATCACCATTAACTGTATTAACACCAACATCTGTAACAATCATTTTTCCTTCACCAGACATGATAACTGTTCCTGCAAAGAGAGAACACTGATCCGTATATGCAGTAGTTGATGTTGTTTTAACATGCTTATAATTAGCACTAGGAATTTTTCTACATTCTTTTGTCTCTCCATTGATAGCGGCGTTATTAACAGAAATTTCTCCATCAACAATAAATCCATCTGCAAAAATCTCTTGTCCAGTTCTCAATAGAACTAAATCACCTACTACCAGATCATCTTTATTAATTGTCTGTACGTTTCCATCTCGGACAACATCACAATATCTAACTGCCGTTTTTGCTCTTAGCTCTGCTGCAGATTTCTGTACGCCTAGACCTGTCTTAATAGCAATTCCAGTAACAATAGCTAAAACCACTATAATCATTACAGGTTCAGAAAGAGACATTACTCCCATAGCGCCTAAAACCAACTGAAACAAAGCAATTATTATTAGAATCATAGTAATTGGTTCAGTTAATGCTTCCTTAGCAAAATGATACCATTTTTTCAATTCAGGTTCCGGAAGCTTATTACTTCCATATGTAGTCCTACTAACCTCTACTTCGCTACTTTTTAATCCATTAAAATTCATTCTTAAATCTCTCCTAATACAATTCTTTCATTGACAGACATTACAAATTCTTCTATAGCTTTATAATTTGGTTTATCAGGCAATGAGGTATTCTTTGAATCATACTCAAGTCTTTTCTCTAACTCGTTTACCATTTCAAAAAATTCTGGGATAGGCTGACTGTTTGCATCCAAATATTCTCCATTACGTAGAGCCATAAGAAGCTCATGATCATCTTCTCTATATGTAATAATTTTGCCTTTTTCAAGAATATCAAAACACATAAGATACAATCTCACTAAATGGCACATATGCTTTCCTAACTTATTATGTTCTATGGCATGCTTATTTCTCTTCCCAATTTTGGAATAATCCCTAACAATGTTTTTCATTTCGGCCCACATCCCCTGATAATCATTCAAAGGGTAATGCTTCAACTGGATATCCATAAATACTTCTGTTTCATAATCTTCCTGAATACCTTTATCTACATAAAGCTTTATTGCATCTTCTGGAAAATTGAAATACTTTTCAGGGAAAGTATAAAAAGCATTCATAATACTATTAAGAACATGCTGCATTCTTTCTTCTTGTCCCAATTTCCTGGCAGATTTATTATCGAGCCTTCTTAGCTGGCTTGTAGCATAGCCTCCAAAAGAATAGATCGCTTTCTTAGATAAAAACATTTCAGCATTATCAAGAAGTTCTTGACCAATTGGATGAATATAAAGATAATGTTCTGGCTTCAATCCTATCAGCTCAATTGTGTTTGGGTTGCAGTTTGACAATAGAGTTATCAATTTATTAAAAGAATAGATTGTTGTATCTGTTGTTTCTTCCGTTACCTGATCAAAATTATGTGTAGGAATCAGGATTTCTTCTCTTTTATTTAAAGCACAACCCCTAATATCCAGATCGGAGTTTTCTGTATCTGTACCATAAGCATGAGACCCACCTAAGCCTAATAGAATTATGTTACTCCCCAGGTGCTCGTTCGCTCTTAAGAAATCATAGTGTTCACTTTTCAACAATTTTTTGATTTTCTCTATTTTCATCAATTTCTCCTGTTGAATAATAATAATTTACTATATCGTCTAAGTTCCTTATCTCTTTTTCTAACTCTGCACACTTTTTCTTGCTATCACATGTCCATAACTGTTTTCGTAGCTTCGTTGCAACCTCAGATACCTTTTCTGCTTCTTCTGTTTTATCAATGGTTTCTATGACATCAACTTCAATTGGTTCTCCGCAAAATGGACAGAATTTAAGAGGGTAATAATAGTCTTCAGGCCATGTATCTTCCCAGTCTTGGACTTCTTCGCTTATGTAAAAGAAAATTCCAAAAGTTTCATCAGTTTTATAGTCACAACCATGGCATTCTATAGTTTCACAAGTTCTACATAAGTAGTTATCAGGATATTCATTAGAAATAACTATCCTAGGATTCTCTTCCAATGCTTTGCAACAGAATTTAGGTTTATAATATTTATAAGATGTGCTCCCATCTACAATTATTTGCTTTGCTTTTATTTTCATGTTTACTCCTCAGATAATCTGTAAGTTTTCATCACCAATAAGCCATGCAGAATCTAAAATAAAATTTTCATATGGATCCCCGTTTTCACTCCAGAATTCATCTGATCCAACTTCCCAATCACCTAATGTTCCATCATTAAAGTTACCGTATAAATAATCTGCTGTGTGTTCTAAAAACGCATCCACAGCCTTATCATAATCTTCTTTTCTTATTGACTCTTCTACATCCGGCTCAAGATCAATCCATTTATGCTGTTCAATCAAAAAAGATTTAGCGTTGTCTCTTACTTTCAACAGTGAATTTTTAATGTCTGCTAATGTTGCATCTTTCTTTTTTGCAATGATATAACTTGAAGACGAACTATTAGTAACAAATCCTCTTCTTATTTTCATTAACCATCTCTCCCTTCTCCTTCAGCAACTTCTATATCAGCAAATCCATTTACTTCCGTAATAGCATCTATTGCTTCATTCATAGAGAAATCATAATCATATACAGCATCACCCCATTCATCATAATAAGCATCGTTCCTGTCCTCAATTACGATATATTCTCCATCAGGGTGCTTTTCTAAAATGTCATCAACCCCATAAATGACCGCTCCGCACCAACTAGCACCAAGCTCACCAGACCAGTTTCTTTCATCATTTACACCAGTAACATCTAATACATCAAGATTGAACTGATCAATTATCTTCTGAGCTTTTTCTTTGTCAGCAATCCTTGCAAAGCAAATAATGAAACTGCTAGAGCTTGAATTAGTAACAAATCCTTTCCGTATTTTCATGAGCCCTCCTTTCTAGTGGCTCTCGCCACTAGATTTCTTATTCCACTTAGGTTTATCAGTTTTCATTTTATTTACATGTTTAGAAAAAGCAAGTGATTTCTTAGACTGCTTCATCCCATGTTTAACCATTCTAGTATGTTTCTTTCCGTTTTTATCTACTTTTGTCTCATACTCTTTGTTCCAGGAATTCTTTGATCTCATATTACATGTCCTCCATTGAATAAATTACTTTTTCTAAGCTTCTTTTTGATTTGAAACACTTCTTAAGCAAACACCACATAATGGCTTTTTCAGTATCATCTTCATCTTCCCAATCATTTAAGACTACAGAAGTCTGTGTACCATCTTTAAATCCTACAGTAGTTCTAATTTTTCCTGTAGCAATATCTTTTGTTCTTCCTACAAATGTGATATCATCTTTCGAAAGTGTTTTACAAACCTGTTTATCAGTTTTATTTTTAGGTACAATATATACATCAATGCCTAAAGCATCTTTAATCTGGCGCTCACAGCTTCTAAGCTCTTCTCCAATAGTATGCTCTTTTTCTTTTTTCGCTACTGCTTTTTCAAATGCTTTTAAAATCTCATCTGGTGACATATTCATATCTGTTTTCTCCTCTTTATAATTAAAATACTGCATTGGTTTCAGTTTAAACTCATTCTTCTCATGTAAACGATCAATCCGTCTTTTTACTTCTGGATCGTCACACACTCCTGTACGGATGTATTTATCTAATACTGCATAGGTGAATCCAAAGTTATCTTCGTCTGATTTACCACATAAACCATCCGACGGGGTCTTCTCTACATAATTTTTAGGCAATCCTAAATAATGCCCGATTCTTTTTACCTCTCCCTTTGTAAACTGTGCCAATGGAGCAAAATCTCCAGCTGCGTCTCCATATCTAGTGGCATATCCAATGTAATCCTCACTGAGGTTACATGTATTAACCACTCTTCCATTGTGTGACTGTGACACCCCGTATAGAGTGGTCATTCTTAGTCTAGGAGCGAGATTAATTAATGTCTGATCTGTTACATTAAATGCAGCATCAATTTGATCAATAATATCATCATAAGCTGATCCAATATTAATAGTAAGATAATCAATGTTTAATACATGCTGGCAAATATCATAAGCCACATCAATATCATCCTGTTTATAGTTCGGCATGATTACTCCGAGAACTTTGTCAGCTCCAACGGCTTCCACACATAGCTCAGCAGCTACTAAAGAGTCAACGCCACCGGAAATACCTACTATGAGATTACATCCAGGACCATTCTCTTCTCTCCAATCTCTAATCCACTGAATACAATCATTTGTTGCTTTTTCTACATTAAACATTCTGCTCCTCCAATTTCCACAGTTCTACTTCAAAACTACTTAATTCTTCTTCTATAATCTTATAAACCACTTCCCAGTCTGCTCCTCCTCTTCCGCAGCCTATTTTATATGGGAGTGCAATGGTTGTCTTGTGAGGTCTGTTATCAGCATCAAACCAATAAACAGGTATTTGTTGTCGAATAAAATTTAATCCTTCTCGAAAAGCTTTAACATCAGTATACTGTTTTCCATCATATCCATACTTGTCTTGTGCAAATAAGGACAATATCTCTTGATTTTTCCTTCTGATAAAGTACTCGTCATATGTTCCAAGAAGTAATTCTGGATTAAACTCACGTAATTTACAGACGTTTCTATAATGTATATAAATACCTTCGTCATAATCTCTTAATGCTTTAGCGACTCCAGTATTCATTTCTCCTTGGCAATTAACTTGATGAATTATATAATCGGTCTGTGCATCTACAATGTTACCTTCAATAATTTTAATCATAAATCTTTTCCTATAAATCCTGAAATGTAAACTTCTCGCCACAGGAGCAAATCACTTCTCCAATAGTTCCGATTGATGTTGGTGTAAAGCACCATGTAAGAGAGCCGCCTATGCAACCATGCCCCATTGCTCTCTGTTTAGAAGTTTTCAGACCATGTTTCTCAGCATCATGTTTTAATTCCCACTCTCTGATTTTCTCTTGTTCTTTTTCTGAAATTGGAAATCCTCTATACAGATCCTCTTTCGCTTTTTTCAGTTCTACTTCCATTCTCTGCATTTCAGAATCTTTATAATGCTCATCTTTGAGCTTCTTGTTTTCTTTTTCTAGGTATTTAATTCGTTTTTCATAAGTATCTATTTTATCAATAATCCCCTGACAAAGATCTGAAACGGAATCAGTAAAATATGTTCTACTCATTTTTTATACCTCCATATCTACTCCATAAATGATGAAACATGTACGGTTACAAAATCACTATGTGCACGAATATAATCCAAAGTTTTTACTGTATCCTCTACAATTGCAATCTGAGATGGCTTAAGCCCAAGCTTTTGCTGTAACGTCTGAAGCACAGTAAGTTTTTCTGTTTTTTCTAAAGTGAAATAGATATTATCATCTGGAAGATTGTAATTGTCTTTGATAAAAGCTTTTTTGCCAGGGATTTCACTTAGAGGACTCTTTGAACATGTATATACTTTATCCACGCCTTTCTTCTGAATAAACTCTTGCATTAATTTAATCGGACGCACATCTTTATACGGATTCTCACCGGAAGCTACAAGTCTGTCCCATTCATCGTCAGTCATACTATGACTTAATTCAGAAAACTCATACGGAGCAAGTACTCCATCTACATCCATTACTACAATCACATCATCTTTTAATAAATAATCTGTAATTTTACTCATCTTTGTTTCTTCCGTTTAATCTGTCTCTGATTTCTTTAAATATTTCTGTATGATATATTTCACCGTCTTTAAATACAGTTTTTAATGCCCCATCATAAACAAAGCTGTCATATCCATCTCTGCACCTTAATTCTCCATTTTCATCGTAATATACATGACAACATCCTTTATGAGATTTCTTTAAATGGCTTACATCTGTCTTTGGATCTTTGTAAATCATAATCGGTTGTCCGTTAACTTCTCCAAATGTAGCTTTCATAGCAATGCCGAACATATCTCTGGTTACAACGACCATACGTCCATCAGGTTCTACAACTGCCGAGAAACAAAAAGCCCCAACTCCAAATACAATGTTGTTTGCAGCGAATCCTTTCTTCTCAAGTTCTTCCCATACCTTTTTTACATTGTTAAGAGTACAGCCATCACCATAGATAATTCCAATATGAGGGTCCAGTACTTTGTAACCTTTGCTATTTACTGATCCTTCAAATGTATTCCAGAGTTTTTCGATAGTCTTAACTGAAATCTCTACCATATCACCAGAATCCGGACGAACCAAGAGCTTACCATTGTGCTGCATAATTTCTTTTTTGCAAGCTGGAAGAATATTGTCAATCATGTTCCAGTAATCATATGTATCAGATACCATGCTGAAAGATGCATTCGGATATAATTCTGTAAGTAGTCTTTTCACAAATGTAATTTCGTCTCCGTCCACAGCATAATTTGAAGCCATGACCGCATGTTCGGTAGAAATCGCACCAATTCCAATATGACTCACGCTACAGTCATTGAAATAATATTTGTCCAAATAATCAATTGCCGGGATCGTACTTGTCTTATCAAAGGATAATAGCCAAGCAACGGAGCATCTCTCTGCTTCTTCCATACAGGACATTCCACGCATTCCAAAGTCTGAGCAGGCCATTTCAGGTCTTAAAATGTCGTCGCAGGTCTTTTTATAGTAGAAATTTGCCAGTTCTCTGTACATATGTCCAATTGTTGCATGAGCACACGGCTTCCAAAGCTCAACCTGCAGAATACACTCAATCCACTGCACAACCCATGCAAAATCTGGATGTGTATTCGTGATTTCAATGCATGGCACTCCCATAGGCACTAATGTACCTTCCGGTAATGCACGGATCTGAATCGGAAGATACCCTAATTCGTGAAGTTTAAGGATTGGAGAAATATCGTAATTTCCTTCTCCTAACTGAATGTCCATACTAATTGTATAAAGTTCTTGAACTTCATCAGTGCTTAATTTAAAGAAATCTCTTTTAAAATATGTAATAAGATATTCTTTAATAAAAGCCTGCAGTCCGAAGAAAACCATATGATCCTGCTCCTTTAACATTGATCTTCTCGGAGTCCAATAAGAGACTAACTTCGTCAATCCTCTCGGAAACATATTGTGGTGTACTTGTTTGTAAGTATCGCTTAACAGAATTGCTAAGGTATCCATTATTTTTTATCCTCCTCTTTGTCATTTACAATTTTATCAATCTGATCTGTGATATAATCAACTACATCTTTACCAGTTTTGCCAATTGTTTGAATATTATCTGGTGTGATTTCATTTACAACTGCCATCGTATATATTGTTTCTGTATTAGGTGTCATGATTGTAATGATAGTCATTACAACACATCCGATAATTAATTTGCTAATAGTTTTTCTAAACTTAAATGGTTCGTTATATCCGGTTAATCCAGCAAATAAAGCACACATAGCAATAACTCCGCATATTCCTGCGATCATTCCAAAAAATGTTGTTAAATTATCTGCTCTACTAGCAGAATAAATCAACCAAGGACTAATAATCGGTTTCATATTTTTATCTCCCTTATAACTTTCCTATCAAACAGCCCCAAGTAAAAGCAATCTGAAACATATGAGTTATCTGATCTTGAATTAAATTAATTTTCTTTTTATTGGCTTTCATATCATCTACTAACATATGTATCAATAAATTCATAACCAATAATAAAGGATTCCATTTACCGCCAATAATCATAAGCGCAATTGTTGGTGGTAACATAATCATAAATGACCAACTAAAGCTATGCATAAACAACGCTGCTAAATAATCATATTTATATAATTTTCCTGGTGCATTCTTTTCCCACCATGATTTTTGTTTTGCAGATGCCAACCATCCTTGTAAATAATAATCATCTACAATGTGGCAGAAAATCATTGTAAATAATATAAATATTTTATATGCAATATTCATTATCTAAACCTTTCAACCAGTTCAATCTTAGGACTTTCCAGATTTGTTAGAATCGTATCTGTCGTATAAATCTTCTCAATCAGTCCATTGTTTTTCAGAAGTTCTCCTTCATAAATAGTATTCTCACAATGAGTTATATAAAGATAAATCTTATTTACTCCTGTTTCTTTTAGTTTCTTAGCACTATAATAAAAAGTACCACCTCTGCTGCAGATATCATCTACAATAAGGATATCTTTACCTGGCAGTTGATTAATTTCACCTGATAAATCTAAACCTTTAATTTCTCCAGTCTCCCAATCTCTATTCTTAATACCGAAAGCATATGGAAGATGTACTGCTGAAGAATATCGCTTCATGGATCCCGCATCCGGATAAAACATCATAAGGTTATTACTCGCAATCTTCTTAACAGCATCCTCAATCATTCGATTCGGGGATTCTACATGTACTTTATTAAATAATGCGGCAGATACATCAGAATGCGGATCTAAAACTTCTACTTTTCCAAAATGTAATGAATTAATAGTCTGAGCAAAATATTTTAAAGTAAATAATTCGTTCTCATGCTTGACTCGATCCATACGTGCATCTGGGATATAAGGCATATATAAATTAGGCACTACTCTATGATCCCAACAATATCTAGTAATATATTCAACTGCTGTTAATTCTTCCATTGATTCAAAGAACCATTCAATATTATCTCTACACCATCCTCCGATGGGTGGGATATTCTTAAATAAGAATGTCCCATCCGGATATTTATCAAGTTTGATTTCTACACCGTTTAATTTAATCATTCCAAATCTCCTTATAATTTATTTCTTACTGTTTAATAATCCTTACTTAACTTTTACTTATGCTCAATATCACAGGTAGTTATTACAGACGGATTATTCAAATGATTACCATTGCAGAAATTATTAATAAAATCCACCTGTCTTTGAAAGTAATCAATAGATTCACATAATGAAGTTTTCGCTTCGCTTAATAATCCTGCGACAATTGTACTAATCTTAAACAGTTCATTTTCTTTATCATCGTATTCAACGCCATCTGCATGATTAAACGGTGAGGTTGCGTCAGCTGTTTTTATATAAAAATCATTATCCTCATTTTTATAAATTGAGCACACCCAAATAGTATCGTCATAAAGCCCATCAAACTCAAATACTTGTAAGGTTTCTGTATTGTTTTTTTCAACAAGTTTTGTAGTGATCACTCCATCACAGTCATATTTACGTAAGTAGTTCTGAATATCCTCTAATGTAATTTCTTCTAATTTCTTCATTTCCACAGTATTTTCTCCTACCATCTTATTTCTCTCCTATCACATTAATCTGACAACTTTTCATCACCTCTAAAGCTGCTTTATGCTTCTCCGGTGTAGTTCCAGCGCAACATGACGCATCTACTGTGATCTCTGCCTCCGGATAATAAGTTTTGATAAGAAGAGCATTTGTGATAACGCAGATGTCTGTACACACACCTATGATTTCAATGTTTAAATTGTCTATATCACTGTCTGTCCCAAATATTTCTTCCCAATCCCAGCCTTCATAACCAAAAGTTGACTTTTTACATACCATAAAATTGTTATAATTATTTTTTACAGGATGAATTTCATCTATAACCTCCCACCCTGAAGTTCGATATATACAATGTTCAACAGGAAGTTTTTTACCCTCAGAAGTATTCAAATAATCTGAATTATGTGTATCCATTGTATACACTACATAATCCCCATTATTTTTATATTCTTCAAACTTTTCTTTAATTTTAGGTACAATAGCTTGAGCTTCCGGCGTACCTAGTGAGCCAGTTACAAAATCATTCTGCACATCAACTACAATCAGAACTTTCTTTTTATTTCCCACAAGCATTACCTCCAACAGTCATTCTCCCGAATGGGTACTCTACAACTCTATAGCTACAAAGAATCTCCATTTCTTTAACAACGTCTCCTTTACACATCTCTAATAAGACACCAACTTCTTCTGCTACTTTTTTAATTTCAACTTTTTTCTCTTCTGCTGAACTTAAAGTAATAGTTCTCATTCCTCTGGTATAATCAGAAGTCATATCATAAATATTATTTGGTATTTCAACTTTAAACCCGGCATCTTTTAGATCATTCATGTGTAAAATTAAATCATGAGTATATTCATCTTCTGCAAGCAATTCCATTAATTTAATTTCAGCTTCCTTATCAATCTTTTCAATACTTCTTTTCTCCCAAAGTTCTATAATTGACATATCATTTTCCTTTCTTGTAAAATTATTTAGCTCATTTTCTTTAAAATAAAAATCTCCTTCTTCTGATTCTTCATTGTAATAACTAGAGATATGTATTCTTATATTGTTAGAATAAACTGTTTTTACAACGCCTGTAGCACCTGCAATATCATATTGTTTATATTTTTTAGGCACTATTATTACTTGTACTATATCTCCTACTTGAAACATTTTTTACTCCTTTCTATTTATTAATCCACCCAGAGAGACTCGAACTCTCACGCTATTAAGCATTAGAACCTAAATCTAACGTGTCTGCCAATTCCACCATGGGTGGGTACAACTGGCAGTTCAACTGCCAATTGTTAATAATGAAAGCGACTATTATATTTACTTATTCACTACTTACCAGCCTTGTACAAACTAAGAGCCAAGTATAATCATGCTCATAAACTTTTACCAAGGATTTGATAAATCTTTATTCTTTATGCTTTATTCTTTAATCTTTAAACTGGGATAAACTTTGAATTTTGAATTTTAAGATTTGAGTTTTAATCTTTGAACTTTACAGTACTATGGCTATCTGCCTCATCCAATAATATAATATATTAAGCTTACAGGTCCTATACGACCACGTAATCCTAATCCATTTTGTATTTTATACTATTATCTACTGTATAAGTAATGCTGTGGTTTCTTTATTGTTTTATATATGTCTAACCCAGCTAAAAAGACATATAGATTATAGTTTAAAGTTTTCGATAAGCAGTGAATATATCTTAGTATGTAATTTCTATTTCTGTCAGAGAATTACTTACTGAAAGTGCCGCATCTACTTCAGCAGTAAATTCTGCAATTTCTGTTTCTAAATCCTCCATTTCTTTAAGAACACCAATTGGATCAACAAGTTCCATTGTCTGAGCTTCTATATAAGCTTCTCTAGTTTTTGTAAACTCTTCAGTAGAGGTTTTACCTTCTTTGCTACCATAGAGCCCTACAACATAATTTTCAGCTTTATCTTCCAATTTACCATTCTCAGTTATGATCTGAGCCATAGCAGCATCATACTGTTTTTTGATTTTCTGTTTTAAAAGTTTCTTGAAGTCCATTCCATGATTTTTCATTTCAATAGCTTCAGCTACTGTATACTCTTTATCAGCAACAGTGACTTTAGTTACTGCATTTGAAAGAACTACAGCTCTTTTAATAGCTTCTCTTCTCTTGATTAAATCAGTTGCTTTATCATAAGAAGATTTCATAACCCCTGTGTAAACTTTGATATCTACACCTTTGACTTTTGTGTTAGAATGCTTATTTGAAATACAAGCTTCTACACTGTTAATTGCTTTTACAATACGATCATCTAAGATCTTCAGTTCCGCTAATGCTTTGTGTACATTCATTTTTTCTGTTGTCATGATAAATACCTCCTGAATTTTAAACTTTAATTTAATTGCCTGTGATAAGAGTGGACTCGAACCACCGACCTCACTTTTGTAGTGCGCTCTTTCTCCCAACTGAGCTACTTATCACTTTTCATGCATGACCTGTCATGCTGCAGTCACAACAGGATTATGTGTTCTTTGATCAGCTCAATTCCCTACATTTTCTCTAAAGCTGAATGTTTGTCTCATTACAAAACATCTCAAAAACTATCTGTCTTTCCAGCGCCATCTGATTCTCACTACCAAATCAGCAACGGCTCTTTACTATTGAAAATTAGAGCTCTCAAAAGTCACTCCTTCGTCAGGAGAAATGGAAACTCTGGGACTCGAACCCAGGACCGACCGGTTATGAGCCGGTTGCTCTAACCAACTGAGCTAAGTTTCCATGTAGTGGGCGTTATAATTACACCCACAATATAGAAATGTAACAATATCTGTAAAAAACTTTTATGCAATCGTGTCAGTTACACGAACGATCGTCATCACTCTCAAAAGCCCTCCCACATTATTTCTACCTCACTGACTCAATTACTTTTTTGCTTCATAACTAATCTACACATCTGCTTAACCAGATCATCCTCCAACTTCCCACTTACAACCTCATTAGCACAAAGCACATCTATATAAATGTTTTGTACATTCAAACCATTGCTACCAATGTACTGTGTTCCCTTTTTTGAACAGGTTCCAGTTATTAAACCATCCAAATTTTCACTTAAGTTTTATCTATGTTCGCCATGAACATAAGTAGGTATACCTTAGTTCTATCGGTTACCTCTTTGGCCTTCAGAGCTAACTTAGAACTACGGGGTAGATGGGATTCGAACCCATGAATGCAGCAGTCAAAGTGCTGTGCCTTACCGCTTGGCCACTACCCTCTATAGATACCTATGAAGGTATCTATATACAGATTATTTATACTGCATAATGCAATTCTCTACTTTTTGCTCTTACAAAAGTCATATATGCTGGCTTCATTGTTTTGATGATCTTTTTATCTTCTTCATCATTGTAGTAATTATCACTTTCTAATTTAATATCATTTCCAGATACATAAATGATGCCTTTTTTATGATCAAACTCACAATCAAGAACTTTACAAGAAGCATCTACATAGGTTCCTTTAAAGCAGAATTCTGGTTCAATCGTTGCGCTCTTATCAAAGAAATCAATAGTCAATTTTGTAGTTGCTTCAGAACCATCTTCAAGATGTAAAATGACTTCATATATAACACTATTCAGATTAATAATGTTCAAATCTTTGATTGCTATCTCAAAAGGCTCTCCAAAATTCAACTCGAATGCAATTGCTCTCAGGCAGTCATAGTTTAAATCTACTTTGTGAGCGAAAGAAATTACTTTTTCAATTTCACTGTAATACTGTTTATCTAACTTATCTTCTAAGTACTCTGTAATTTCAGCATCTGACGGATACTCAAATCTAAAATGATAGTGGAATCTTCCAGGTCTGTTTACTAAATAACTATTTAACGAGTTGAGGTCATTACAAGTAATCACAAACATTTTCTTCCCTTGAGACAATCCATCAAACAATGTAAGCATTTCTGTTTGAGGATCTGCCATGCCATCAGCAGCTTTAATACTGCCAAATGTTTTATCAAATTCATCAAACAGTATCATTACTTCCTGTTCAATTTCTTCTATGAAACTTGCAATTCCAGGAATATACGTGTCTACAATGATAACTGGTAAACCAACTTTTGTTGCTTCCACAGCCAATGTCTTTGCAAACAATGATTTGCCGATTCCTTTATTGCCTGACAGGATAACGCCAAGGTTCTTTTCTGCTTTTGGAAAAGCCTTAAGAACTTTTTCAACCTTACTCATATGTACTCCGTAGGTTTTTTCTTTGATTTCTATGTCTGCATATTTTTCTAAAAAGAAACCAGAATTCTTTTGAAACCTCACGACATAATTCTGAGCCGGAAGCTTGTCGAAAGTTTCTAATGAATCGTCGTAAGTTCTAAATGTGTTTCCTACCTTAATAATTCTCATTTTTTATTCTCCTGTTTTATATCATTGTTTATATCGAAAATCAATGCCCTTTAACATCTGCTTCATGTAATAACATCACATCTGAAAACATCTGTTTTCCAATTAAATACTTATCTTTATTCTTTGCCTTGTTTGATTGCGACCATGATAAATAGGGATGCATATGATAATAAATCAAATTTGCTGTATAAAAAGCATCATATATATCTTTTCCTGTAAGTGCACCGGAAAAATCAAAACATGTTAAACATTCATAAGCTCCAACACAATGATGTTGATAATAGTGACAGTAATCATCCTCTTCACCTTTTCCATTAATTCTTGATTTAGTGAAAAGCTTTCCAATATCATGGAGACAGGCCGCCACCCATAAATTTTTTTCTTCTCTAGGTACTCCTTCTGAAACCTTTTTCAGATGTTCATAAAGAGTAAGAGAATGATGTGGATTCTCTTGATCGAAGTCACGAGCCATATCTATTAATTCTTTTATATCTTTATGATCATCTTGTACAACTCTAATTTCATTGAACCCTTCATGGTACATTGGTGGAGAAAATACTTTCCTCATTCTTGTAATCACTTCGTCTGGAACTGAATTTTCCCTTTTTGAGTTATCCTTTAAACATTTTTCATACGTTTTCAAAAACATAATACATGTTTTATAAACATGTTTAGGAACTCCTTTTAAAAAATGCACTCTTCTTTTCTTTACCAAATTAGTAGCATCATAAATAACCGAATGCATTTTCAAATCTTCCAGTATTCTACGATGCAGTTCTTCAAATACTTTACTGTTGTCTGCGTCATCATAATTATCTCCATACATTTCTTCTCTGAGTTTATCAGAAGAGTGCACTATATAATCAGGATGAGTTTCTGAATACTCTTTAGCCCATGTACTTTTACCGGAAGCAGGTAAACCTACCAGCATAATTAATTCATTCATTATGTAATCTCCTCTATTTCTTTGCAAATCTTCTCTGCTATTTCTTTAGATATGTACTTCTGATTAAAAAACTCTTGTCCAATATCTGATCTAATTCGATATTTTTGATTATCTAAATTAGGCCTCCCTTCCCCGTTTACAATTTGAGGTAATGAAGCTGTCTGAAGATAATCTATATAATATAGATCTTCTTTTATACTTCTTCGTTTCTCTCTAATTGCTTTTTTTATTTTATAGGCCCAATATCCAGAAGTAACATTCAGTTTATTAAATTCTATATAGTGATCAAGATCCTGAGATATAAGCTCCAGTTCCTTTAGCTGTTTTTCTAAAGGTTTTCTATTACCTAATATTTCTTTAATAGGCAATATGCTGTCATCTATTTTCTTTTTATAATCACCAATCTCTACAAGAGATTTATTCTGCTGTACAAAACCAACTCTCTCATCAACTGATGTTACTTTCCAAGGGGCGTATATGCTTAAATTTTTAGGAATTGTTGATATCCTGTTTAAAGCTTTCGGTACATTGTCAAACTTCTGAGCAGATTTTAAATCCACCACATGAGGAGGACTTCCATGTTTAAACACCAAATAATTTCCAGGATATTTTTCACTTTCTAAAACATATCTCATTTTCCTCTTCCTTTTGTGATATATGTATTATAACATACTCCGTATTCTGTGTCAACAAGTTTTTTACAAACTTGTTTATTGCTTGAAACTGTTCTCCTTTCTCTTAACTTGCTCTAAGTATACCATAGTCATTCTACCTTGTCAACACTTTTTTTACAAACTTGTTTAAAAATTCTTTTTCTGAAATTATCGGGATACCAAGCTGCATAGCTTTCACATTCTTGCTACTCTTTGACAATGTATCATTATTAATAAGGTAGTTAGTTTTTTTAGTTACTGATCCTGTGACTTTACCTCCAAGAGACTCTATTTTCTCTACTAGAGCTGCTCTATTGGCAAACTCGGTGAGTGTCCCAGTAATACAGAATATTGCCCCATTCAAAACATCTTTTACCGTCTCCTGAGAAATTTCTTCAAACTGGAATTCCGCAGCAAGCTCAGTTATGTATCTTTGATTTTCTTCAAAATAATTTTTCAAAGAAGAAGTTTTCGCAAAACCAAAGTCTTCCAAACATGTAAAATCATACTGAGAATCCATATCTTTAATAAAGCTATCAAAAGCTGTTTTTAACCCTTTTTCTCTTGCTCTCTTCTCTTCAACAATGTTTAGCTGCTTACTAACACTTCGACCGATTAAAGGTATGGACAGCCCATAAAGGAATTTAGGCAGAGTTGTCTTGCGGCATTTTTCTATTGATTCCAGGATTTTATCAACCTTTTTTGCTCCTAGCCCTTGTAATGTCACTAACATTCCCCGGCAGTCTTTTAGATAAAATAAGTCTAAAGGCCCTTTAATAAATTCTTTCTCTATTAATAGACTCAGAGTAGATTTAGAAAGCCCTGTAATATCATGTGCTTCTTTGCTTACAAAAGTACATAATTCACCAAGAAGTTTCCCTTTACATTCAAGGTTCATGCACTGAAGCTCTTCTGTCTCATTTTCACCTGTAATTTTTACATGACCACCACAAATAGGGCACTTGTCAGGCACAGTAAACAATTTGTCACCGTTTCTGGTCAAATTCTCTGCGATCTGCGGAATGATCATGTTTGCCTTATATACCGTAATCGTATCTCCTACTGACAGTTCATAACTTTTGAAAATACTCACATTATGTAAGCTAGCTCTTTCAACAATAGTATCATCTATTTCAACCGGATCAAAAACTGCCACAGGTGTCAACTGTCCAGTCTTTCCCATGCTCCATTCCACATCTCTAATTACTGTTTCAAACTTATCATCTGCAAATTTATATGCCAATTGTGATCGAACATGATGTGATGTGTTTCCTAAGCTTTCACTATAATCAATATCATCATATGAAAATACGATTCCATCAATAGGAACATCTTTTTCTCTTGCGGTTTTTCTAAGTTCTTTAATATTCTCTTCAATATTATCAACTTTTACCCAAGGGACCACTTCAAATCCTAACAGATCTAATATCTGTAATCTTTTCATGAAACTATTTCCATCTATTCCACGAACGGCCTTCCAAGCAATGAACTTGATTTTTCTTTCTTTTGTAACGGAGTTATCAAGCTGTCTAACAGAGCCAGCAGTTAAATTTCTGATATTCTTAATACCATTATCTTTAATATATTTTTCTAATTCTTCACCAAAAAGTCCCTTTCTTTCTCCATCTTTTTTCAGATCAATATCTTTTAGCTCTTTAAGATAAGTATAATGATGGATTTCCATGACAGCTTCTCCATCAACTACTACTTCATCTTTATAAGGAATTTCCTTTGGAAGATTTACAAAACTGTTTGCTGTATGTAAAACATTCTCTCCGATGATTCCATTCCCTCTAGTTTCTGCAGCAACCAATTTACCATCTATATATTTTACTGAAATAGTAAGCCCATCCATTTTTAGCATGGCTAATCCTGGCAAACCATTCATAAAACTTTCAACTTCATTTATATCCTTTGTTTTGTCTAAGGACAACATTGGATGATCATGTTCGACTTTTTCTAACTCACTAACTGTTTCTGAGCCAACATTGATAGTGGGACTGTTGGCTAAAATAATACCTGTAACTTTCTCAAGTTCTTTAAGTCGATCATATTTTTTATCATATTCATAATCAGAAATTAGAGAAGTATCTTCCATATAATACGCATGAGCATATATATTTAATTCTTCCACTAATTCACGCATTTCTTTTAAAAGCACTCTTCTTCCTCCATTTTATACAATATAACATAATCTTTACCATGAACAAATTTTTCCCCTTCTCCAACTGGAACCTCTTCATAAAGCTTCGGCTCCAGTCTTATGTAGGAATCTCCGGTTTCTACTCTTACAACATCTCCCTCTTCATATATATTTTCAATTACAAAGTTCATCCACCCCATTTCCATGCCATTTATGTGACAAATTAATCCAATTCTCTCCTCAGTTCCAAAACATTCATAAAGTCTCTCTACTTAAATGAAAAACTAATTTCCAGCTGTGGATTATCCCTGTAATTCTGCAGGATTAATTTCCACTTTACGTCTTAACAAATTCATATATTTGCTTTATAATGAGTCCAT